ACCTGTCGCAGAGGATGCACCGTAGTCACCTGTCGCAGAAGATGCACCGCAGTAACCTGTCGCAGAGGATGCACCGCAGTAACCTGTCGCAGAGGATGCACCGTAGTCACCTGTCGCAGAAGATGCACCGCAGTAACCTGTCGCAGAAGATGCACCGCAGTCACCTGTCGCAGAAGATGCACCGCAGTAACCTGTCGCAGAAGATGCACCGCAGTCTTCATCACTTCTAGCTTCTTTTTTAACTCTGCTCATAGTAAAATCAATGGCTGCCTTTACCAGTCCAGCAACGTCCAGTCTTACACCGACCTTAATTTTTGTTGATGCAACCTTGGAATCATCTTCACCTCTGTCAAATTCACCGCTCTGCTCCACCTCATGGTAAACAGATTCGTTCGGCGAATAGTAACCAAGGCAATCCAGAGGATGTTCACAAGCATGGAATCCACTATTACATACATCTGCTGTTTCCTCTTCGTACTCCTTGCCCTCTTCGTACTGGAATCCACGGCAAGTCATGTCCTTGTTGAATCCTTTGTAACTTTTAATTACTTCTGCCATTTTCCGCAGCTCCTTTCTTTATCTTATCTGCAAATAATTTTGTGGTAACTTTTGCTCCAAATTGGGCAAAAGTAATTATCATAAGTGGGTTTTCTTCAATTAAAGAATCAAACGGCTCTTCTTCCATTGTTTTTACTATTGCTCTGCACATTTCATCAGCAGAAATCTCAACTTTTTTATCCATATCATAATCATCATTAGGCACTAGGTACTTCCTCCACTTTCAAACTCGCATCATCACTTCTGCGGAACATAATCAACTGACTGTCAACATCAGGAATCTTCCAAGGGTCAAGGCTCTCGGTATCGTCAACCATAATAGGCAATTCCACACCACACCGCTTCTGAAACGCATTGCAAATGTCGATTTCCGTCAGAATCCTTGCTCCGTGGTTCATGTTCCGACTGTAAGGCTCTCCACGGTATGTAAAGTCACAGCATTCCTCCGTGTCACCATTCACAAGAGGTCTGAACATCCGCACAGTGCAGAAAGAAAGATACTTGTTCACATCAGCTTCCAACAGTTCGTTCTTCTTCCGGCTGAATTTCTTTAACAGGTCAAGCTGTGCCTGCACATCTGTAATCTTCTGTGCAATGTTCTTGCGCTCCTGTTCCAGTTCTGTGATACGCCTATCCACACTCTCGTTAATGCTTACACTCGCCAAAGACTTATCAACCACAGAAATATCATTGCGGATCTGCTCTTCATCACCTTTTAACTGGATTCTGAGAAGATTCATGTCAGTGAATTTGTTCATGGAAGCTTCTTTCTCAGCAATCTGTGACTGGACAGCTTTATATTCTTCTGTGTTGGAAATATCCACGCTTGACGGAATGGAATTTAATGCATTATCAGCAATGGCAATCTCTTTCTCCAAACGCTCCAATTCATCCTCTGTCTTTTTCAGTTCCTCACGCTTATGTTCCAGTTCTGCCTGATCCGCTTTGATATGGTCAGCACAGGAAGAACCCTCTTTGGTAATCAGTTCCAATTCATGTGCCTTATGCGTATCAAACTCCGTTCTTAACTGCTCTTTCTTCTCTTCCGGATATTCCTGTCCACAGTAGGAGCAAATCAAAGAGTTTTCATCAAATTTAAGGCTTTTATTCAAATCCCAACTCTTCTTCAATTCCTGTCTCTTCTGCTCATACTGTGCGATACGCTTTTCCAGTGCCGTGATTTCTTCACGAATGGTATCTGCCTTAAGCAACTCTTTCTGATTCTCATTCTGAACCAGGTTCAGTGCCGTGCGCTTCTCTCTTCTGTCCGCATCCAGTTTTTCATTTGCTTTCTGCTGCAATGCGCTCAACTGACCTTTTAACTCAATAATTCCATCAGAAAGCTTATCGTAGGACTTCATGCTGTTCTGCGTATCTGTCTGCTGCTTAATGTTATCTGACAGCTTATCCAGTAAAGCTTTCTTTTTCAGTTCCAGATCCGCAAGGTCAATATCCACTCTCTGACGGCTCACCTCGTCAATTCGGCTCGGAATTTCATCTAACAGGTCCTGCAAGCCTTTAGTTCCATTTCTTCCCCTTTTGCCGTACAACTGCGTATTGCAACACTTTTTCAGTTCGTCAACCGTTCCGTCCTGCAGAACAGTCCTTAATGCTTCAAACTCCGGAAATTGATTGCAAATGTCATCATTACTGTGCTGGCCAAACATATCAGCAAGAATTGCTCTCTGATCCGTGACACCTTTCAGCAGAAGTGTCATAGCATTGATACAAAGTGAAAACTTATATTTTCCGCATACACTCTCTTCCAAAAATGCTTCAAAATCTGCTGCCTTTTTTGGAATATCATTCACATAGTAATCCGTGACATTGCCGGTAAACTCGCCTTTCTTATTGAAGTTATGACGGCATACTTTTTTCAGAACCTTGTCTGTACCGTCAATCTCCACGGTAACTTCTGTGGTAATATCTCCGTCAATGTCATTGCCGTCCTTATCGTGCGGTCTGATTCCGGTGATCTCTCTGCCGTTCTCGTCACGGCATCCAAAAATATACTGAATTGTTCTTTTGATCGTGGACTTACCTGTTTCATTTACACCGGAAACCTCTGTCCGGTCGTATAAATCAGTGTCCACTACGTTAGAACCATAGAACTTGCAGAAATTCTGCAAAAAGATGTGCTTAATCCTCATTTTTCCTATCCTCCCAAAGATATAAATACAGTGAATTAACAAACATATAGATTGAGACCGGCTTGTCTGTCTCATTGATTTTCTTGTACAACTCTGTGGTTGGGTTCATCTTATCAACAGCCCACTTGATTGCCCGGTACACGCTTTCCTTGGTTGTGCTGTGTTCCTCTCCGATAATCCGGTAGATTTCAGAAAGTCTTCTGTTCCGGTTCTCAAACATCAGCGTTTCAACCTCGATGATGTACTGGAATCCCGGCAAGTACTGTTTCAGCCCCAGTTCTACCAAGATTTTTCTTATCTTCCTTTCCATTTCCTCACTCCTCCGGCTTTCAGTCTTCTGTTACGTGGATCATGTTGTCCTCTTCGCTGATATACAAGATTCCTGCATCTAACAGTCTTGCAATCAGAATCTCATTCGCACGGACGATGGGGATAATCTGTCGTTTCTGCATAAAAATACTCCTTTCTTAACCATTTTTTCTTCCCGGTATTGCGGTTTACAATTCTGTAATAGAATGCTGTTTCTCGGTCAACTTCCCATTCTTTCGGACTGTAAAATATCTTTCCGATGCACCCTTTGACGGTAAACCGCTTTTTGGCACTCATACGGTGTCCTCCGCAAGTTTTCCTTGAATCCACCATACTACATCATCAAAGTTGTTAGCCGAAAAAGAAGTAGCACCATTAGTCCATGTAAATATTTTCCCACCTTCAAATTTTGCAAAATATCTAGGTTTCCAAGGGTCACTATCGGAATCTCTTACGTACACTTTCGTGTCCACAGGCACTTTCGACCAGTCAACAGGTGGTTCAACATATTCCTGCTCTGCCCATTCTTTGAACCTTTCCCTGCATCTGCTTTTATCACTCCATGCGCAATCGGAACAAAGTATTACATTGCAATCACATAACTTTCCTTCTTTGTCCACAGCTATCTCTATACTATCAAGTGCCATGTCAATAATCTGTTCCGCATACTTCTCTCTGTTCGTCATTTTCCATTCATCCTTTCCAGTTCTGCGCTCCTGGTTAATATCCAGTCTGCGTAATCACTTAATTCTGTCTTTGTAGCTGCGTTCTTCTCTCCGTGGTAAACCATGAGGACAATTCCTACATCACAGTACTTTTCAAACAATTCCGACAAGTAGTCTGCTCCCACATGGATATTACCGTCCACGGAGTAAATGTCCGTTACTCCCAAACGATCCATGCGGTCTTTATGCCATCTGTCAGAAATCTGCATCAGACCTTTGCAACCGCCACTTTCCACATCCGGTCTGCCGGAAGATTCTTTCTCGATCATTGCCATAAGCAGTTCCGGGCAGATGCCATATTCCTCACCGTACTTTACACACGATTCCTGTGCTTCCTCGGAGATGAAACTACCTTTCGGCTGTGCCGTGGATGTAAATGTGATGGAGAGTGCTATTATAATAGGAAGAAACATCTTTATTGTTGTTCTCATAGGCTTAATACCATTCGGATACGAACGTACCCAGTAAGTCACTGATAATGACATCCAAAAACATATTTGATCCGTCCTCTTCCTCTGCAATGTATGTCGTTAAAATTGCATTTGTAAAACTTACTCCATTACCCATTTCTACTTCAATATCTGTTACAGATACACCGTACGAAGCTTCTTCATCATAGAACAACTTCTGGAATGTGGAGGCACTGTCTACTTTTGTAAAGTACATTGCCTTCCCTTTGTTGTCCGTTGATGTAATTACACTGTTACTCAATTTCAAATATTTGTTTCCCATTCCTCTTCCTTTCTATGAGCAGTACCTCATTGCGTAATTCTTTACGATTCCCTCGAAAATTGCTTTCAACTGCGGTTTCTCATAAATAATTTGAATTTTAGTTGTGCCGTTTTTAATAGCTGTTTCGTTATTCCCTGCCTTTTTCATCTTATTTATCTTGTTCCTTTGAAGCATATTTAAGCTACAATGTGCTGTCGTTTCCAATTCACCGTACAGCTGTCCATATAATGTCTGATATCCAATTCCACTCTTAACTGAAATCTCCCGTATCCTTCCATTTATTTCCGATTTCCAGTCTCCGATAGGCTTCGTGAAAATATCTTTCATGTTGGAGACAGTCTGCTCTATGCGGTTTACCTTTTCCGCTTGTCTCTTCTGTTCCAGCTCCTGTCTCGCCATACTTTCAGCCATTTGCATAACCATCTGCATCTGTGGAGAAAGTTGTGACCGATTTATTACTTCCTGTTTCGCCCTGTCCTCTATGGTGATAAAATACTGTCTTGCTTCTTTGCCCCTTGCAGAATGGCTTTCCATTGACAGATGTTTTGCAAAGTCGGTAGTTAGTCGGTAATCCTTGCATTCGTTACCGTTCGTCACTGTGACGAACCCCCACCAATCCTTGTTTTCTTCATAGAACTCATTCTGTTCAATGTTCCTTTTCGCCCATTTTGAAAAGTTGCTTTTCTCTCCGCTTAAGAACTCATACAGTGCTTTTGCGGTAGTCATTCCGTTTTCATCAACACCAAGCGCAATCTCAATGGGTGTTTTCATGTTTGATGTTTGTAATTCGTTCATTGTTCTCCTTTCTGTGGTATACTCTCCTATAAGGAGGTGATAGTTTGGTATACAATGGTTTTTGCGATAAGCAAAATAAAAATTACTCTGTTGAATTTTCTTCCATAAATGCAACCTCTAAAGAGGATTTAAGTAGAAAAACCATAAATGGAAGATTGAATTGTATTTATGCAGGTTTGACTGGATGTTGCGACCATCCTAACCAATGCTCAATTCTCAAAAACATCAACAAGTAATGGAATGGCTCTCTGAAATATGGGAGCCTATTCTTTCGAAAAGCTGATAGGAATTTCTCTGCTCCTAAGCTTTATGCTTTCGATTTCTCCTAACCCATCCTGCATAATCCGCAACACTCTCATATCCGTTGCAATATTAAGTGCATTAAGGTCAAGTGTCAGAGTAGGAATATCATCCCCAACCCCTTGTTTCAGTGTGAAGCTTCTCACACCGTTAATTTTGTGACCGTCAATGAGTACTTCTGTAAAAACTCCCTCTTCACCGTCACACTGGTGAATCTCAATTTTTGATGTTTTCACTCTTCTCACCTCTCTCGGCAAATTCCTCCGCCATTTTTTCTTTTTCACTCATTCAATTAACTCCCTATTTGTGGTATACTCTCCTTATTCTGATATAAGGAGGTGAATTACATTGGATTCCAAAGAATACGCATCCGCTTACGCCATTGCTAAAATTTGTGGATATACCGGAAGTTTTGATGATTTTAAGAACCTGTACTACCAATACTATTCAGAAATCGTCAATTCTTTACCGGAAGAAAAACCACAATTAGCAATAGCAGCGGCAATTAACAATCCTTTCCATATACAGAGCCGTTCCTAAAAGGTGAAATGGCGGTAAGGACTTTGATAGACAAATCAATATTTGTTTCTTCGATTTTCTTATCGCCATCTATAATGCTTTTGTAATCTTCGATAATATCAAACGCAATGTGCTGTGCCATCTCGTCAATTCCAACAAAACGTGAATCAGCTTTCTGAACTATATTTGCTTTACCGTTTTTGTCTAATACCACATATCTCTGTTTTTCCATGTTTTTACCTCCCTATTCCAGTAACTCGTCTACTTTTACTCCAAGGACTTTTGCAACAGCCTTTAAATTGTCAACTTGCGGAGCAGATTCATTCCACTTTCGGATAATTCCATTGCTCAATCCGGCTTTCTGCTCCACTTGATAAATATTTGTTCCTTTCTTATCACAAATTTCCTTGATTCTGTCGTAACAATTCAATCTATCACTTCCTTTCTCTTGATTTAGGAATTTAGAGAAAAACTTGACAAAATTTAGAGAATGTTCTAATATAGTAACTGCCAAGAAACCACAGAGAACATTTTTAAATTTAGGCTTTCCTCTAAATCCTAAATTTATTATATAGAGTGTTCTCTATTTTGTCAAGCATATTTTTAGAGTATCATCTAAATTTTAGGAGGACACTATGACTACGGTAGAAAGAGTAAAATCTATATGTAAAGAAAGGGGAATAGCAATTTCTAAATTAGAGACTTCTTGCGGATTTGGTAATGGATATATAAGAAGTTTAAAAAAGGGAGTTATCCCGGATGACCGTATAGAAGTAATTGCGAATTTTTTAGGAGTTTCTATTGAATTTTTGCTGACTGGTAAAGAAGACGGGAAAAAATATTCCGAAAAATACGCTAGATTAGTTTATTTTTTAAGAAACGATCCCAATATGGAAGATTTATTGATTAAGTACTACAATCTTTCTGAGCAAAAAAGAAGTACTGCATTTTCCGCATTTAAAATGATAATCGGAGGTGCGGAATGAAGAGAAAAATAAAAGATTCTAATGATTTTTTTGGCTATTTAATATCAATAAAAAATAAAGACAACAATGTTGTATTAGGTAGGATTTCAAAAGATTATGGTGATTCTGCCATAGATGATTTTATTGATTACATAAATGAACTAGAAGAAATGAAATATATAAAAATAAATTCATTAGAAGACATACATATAGTAAAAAGTAAAGAGCATAATTACATAAGTCCTTTAAAAAAAATTATTGATTATATAGGTCCAAAACTTGTTTACGTTTTAGTGTACTTTATGGGATTATGCTCTCCAATATTTACAGAATATTTAAAGAAAATATTAGGTCTATCTTAAGAAATAATTTGTTAATAATCCTAAAAAGTAAATCAAAATTATTAACGCCCAATTTATTTTTTTTCGATTTTTCATTTTTCCCCCTCTATATCAGAGACAATGACATAGACATATTTCAATATGTCATTGTCTTCTATTCCAGATAGTATTCTTGCAATTTCCTCTCTGTAAAATTCATTGCTTTCGTTCATTGTAACCACACCCCTCTCCCCTTTAATTCTCCGCAGAATCTAAAGTAGCGATACATCAAATTATAGAACATACGTTCTTAACAATCAATATATTTGACGCACGTTTTTTATTGTTGTAAAATATCAACAAAAAGAGGACGGTGAAAACGCCAATAAACACCGCCCTCGCCAGAACTTGAAGTCCCTTGAAACAAGGGATGTTACAAGTGTATCATGTGAAAGGGGGATAAAAAACATGATGAAAAAAGACCGAATCAAAGAAATATCGACACATCTATCAGTCAACCGTGTAAATTATATGTTAAGTTTTCGTGGGAATCTCCATGAATTTCTCAATGAACCGGACATGACGGTTTACAAGCTTGCTGATGAAGCTAATTTGCCTTATTCTACGCTTAATTCACTACTATACGGTAATTCTAACGACACGAAGCTATCGACCGCTGTTGCGCTTGCTAGAGCCTTTGGAATCAGTGTAGACGAACTGGTAGGTTGTGGAACTATGGAAGATAAGATGTTGGAATCTGTCAAGATATGCCGCAGTCTGCCGGAACACTCTCTGTACCTTATCCGTTACTTCATACGTCACCAAGCTAAAATCTATTTCAGTCTTGAAAAATCGCACAAGTATATTTCTGTCCTTAATCCACAACTTATGAATGGAATTATCGCAACCACAAATGCTGTGGAACCCATGTGCATAGACAGCTTGCCGGAAGACATAAAATCCAAGGCTTATATCGGTGTGAAAATTCCGTGCGACTACTATATGCCGTTTTATCTGCCTGGGGAAATTATTCTCCTTGCAGCGGATCGTGAGCCGCAAGACGGTGAACGATGTATTGTGACCAGTAATGGTGGGATTTATATTGTCGTGAAAACACATATAATTAAAGATGGTGTAAGAAAATGGAGACATGTTCCGCTTATGTCTCCGAACAGCATACTCCCGGAAAATCTTATTGATGACATGATAGGATATGTGGTTGGTTTCGTCAACAATGACGGTGACTGGGGAATCAGATAAATAGATTAAGAGCATGGCTTTTACACCATGCTCTTTTTTGTTGTTATTTCGCAAATATTTTTTATGACTGCTTCTGTAAATGGCAAGTTAGGCAATATTTATATAAGTGATATTACATCGGAAATAAACACAGATTATGTTGATGGCAGTGTTTATGTTTATTCAACAAACCGAACAATACGTGTCATTGCAAAGTTAACGGCAAAAGAAGATATTCCAGCTTGGACGCATATAATTAATAATTTAGGATGGACTGGAATTAATATATACTTCTATGATGTAAATAATCAAATAGGTATCAACTGGAATGGAAATTATATGCAAAATACTATTGTCGTAAGTAAAAATAATACTTTTAATATAGATATTGAAGGTATTGTTTGAATAATTATTGGCACATGTAGATACATGATAGCCTCAACGTATGCCCTTTTGATACTGGCTTACGGTTTACGATTGCTGAACCATTGATATAAAAATCATTATAAGTATTATCCTCTGCAACAAAGGCACCAGGATAAGGATTACCTGTATACGTTTGTGGTAGATTACTAACTATAGCGGAGTATGCATCTATATCATTTGTGGTGGTTAATGTACCACATCCAATGCACATATGTCCGATTTTGGTATATGTAAATATGCCAGTGATATTATCATGAACTATTGCTTCAGTTGCGGTGTCTAACTTGCTATTTACATCACTTAATCCCCCAGTAACAGTCCCATCACCAATAGCCGAAATATCGGTAGTTCCGATAAGGCTTATAAGTGATTTGAGGTTTTTTACGGCCAGTTTAATTTTTCCCAAAATAGATGATAACTTTTCTCCTGTCGTTAATTCCTCTAAAGTTGTTGCTTCTTCAAACGCCGCAGTCAAATTACTACCATCACCAGTTTTGGTCAAATAGTTTGTCAAATCTGGTTTTGGAATTGCATCTATTTTTTTATCAACAGTGGTTTTGTCATAATAATTTGTCAAATCAGAAACTTTTTTTGTAATGTATCCAGCATCATTTTCTAATTCGCTAACTTTTGTTGGTATTCCTCCTGTTTGCTGTTTTGCCTGCTCCATATAATACTTTGCGTTATCTGTATCTTCTCCTTCTCTTGTTCCGGTTCCACCTACGGCATAAGATTCAGCCAATACAGATTTTGCATTTGCGGATTGCGCATAAGCAGATGCATTTGCGGATTCTACTCTAATATCTGCTAAATAATTAGGCTGAAGCATATCATCTGTTACTGATCCTGTTTTTATCGAAAAAGAATAAGTCTTATTCTTTCCAGTACCAGTCACGGATACAGCTATGGTTGCAGAATCTTCAAATGTCAACACCGGAATCATAGAACCAATATCAGCTGTAAACTGTGTTCCATCTTCTGTAGTCATGGTAATGATTCCGTCATCAGACATGGAAAAGCCAACAGGTATTTTTTCAATGTTAAGGTCAAAAATAATTTTTTCACCGTTGTATTTTGTAATAGTAATAACACCGGTTGTTTCGTCCATAGTCCAGTCTGCAATATTTCCGTTTATTGCAGACTTGTCTACTTTTAAGGCATCCTGTGATATGATACGGTTGTCCAACGCATCAATAGCAGAATCCATCTGATTAAGATTGTATGCATCTAAATCCGTGTTTTCACTGGGGTAATCTTCCCAGTTAATTCTGGTATAAACCTTATTCAACGCCATCTGCAGATACCTCGCTTTCCTCTTTCATAATCTGCATATCTGATAACTGTTTAGTCTCCGAATACACTTCATACAGTACAAGCCTTTTCACCTCGATAGGCAACGGTGTTTGATTTAATACTGTCACAAGGTTGCTTTTTAATTTCTTAATCTCAAAATTTGCTGCCATATCAATTCTCCCTTACATAGATTTCTTTTCCTTGCTCTTCTGCATATGCATACAGATTTTTGCACAGTTCAGATACCTCATATCCGCTCTGTGCAACCACTGTATCCGACATGTCAATCAGTTGCTTCATAAACTCTTCAAAACCATCGCCATCTTCCGTGCTAAACAATGTGGCATTGATTTCCGTAAACGTGGAAATTCCAATGGTAAAAGCTATATATTGCTGAATTTCTTGCCTTTCTTCCATTACTTCTTTCATTGTTTTTCCAATAATCGTTTGAAGAATAAATATTTTTTTTACCATAATAAATCTCCTACGTCATAAGTGTGACAATTCCAGATGTTGCAGTGAGCAAACCTCCAAGTGATGAAACTCCTGTAATAAAATTAACATTATGTCCAGGATAATCAGCAACATTGGCTGTTTGTGTTACCAAAGATACATCTGATACGGTTCCATTTATATAATTTTTTGTGACACTTAATGTGGCACTTGTCAGTACTGTCTTACTGCCTAATATTTGAGAAGTTGTTGATATGTTTTTTACATATTGTGAATCATATGTTGCTCCATTTCCTACCACTAAAATTCCGCTTACACTTACCATTGAAGCATCAATAGTAAGATATTGTCCCAATCCTTTTATAGATCCTGTGCTTTGCAATAGTTCGTTATAAAATTTAATTTCACCTGATGATACTTCTGTGTAACTTCCGTCTTCCCCTATAGACTTAAAACTACCAGTCATTACTGCGTTTTTAGCTGTTATAGTTCCATCTGCTGATATGCTACAGTTATCTGCTTCCAATACAAAACGGTTTCCAGAAATACTTACCTGTCCACTTTCAACACTTAACTGAGAACTGACATCACCTTTTGAAACTTTCAACTTGATTTGGTCTGCTTGAACTGAGATTGCCGCCGCCAATTCTACTTCTGCATCTATTGCCCTTTTTGCTTCAAGTTCAATCTTCCCGGCTGTCTGTGTAATTTTTGTATCCAGTCCACTTTCAACATCCTTTATCTCAGACCGGGTCTCTTCAACATTACGCTCCAACTCATTAGTCTTGCCGCGGAGTTGAATTATACTTTTGTTAATTCCATTTACTTGTTCACTGTACTTTGGAGATTTTCCGCTTGCTGATATGGTGTCTATCGGTTGTTGGATTCCTTTGTATGTTCTGCTCAACACATAGCTTTCTATGATTTCTTTAGCCGTATATACATTGACTGCTTCTCCAAGGCTCAAACAAGGATTTCCTATTTTTTCACAGTTATAAGGTCTATATTTTACAACTTTAATAACCTCATACAGATTTCTTGCAACCGTTTCTAGGGCATCTGCACCCATTCCATAAACAAGGAAATTATCTTGCAAAATATAACTGTTGTCGTTCTCGGTAATCTCTGTATCCGGGTAAACTGCACCAATATCATTTTCTGATTGTCTTATCTGCACTTTTGTAACTTTTTGGCAAACAAAATCTTCATATTTAACTGATTTGTATTTTCCACCAGTAACCTTTTCTTTTTCAGAACCTTTTCTAGGGTATAATCCTTTCTGTGGATATAATCCTTTCTGTGGATATAAACCTGATATTATTTCTTTAAGGAAAACATATTCAAATTTTCCATCATGGTTAATGTGACCAAAGCATCCATTTATTGAGCAGATTGCTTCCATGACCGTCTGGCCAGAAAGTTCACTTGGCTTTATGGTTTCTGCCACTTCCATGCTGTCATTAGGTAATGTGGTTGCTACTTGCTCAACGCCAAAATGTGAAAAAAAACTGTCTCTGAACTGCTTTAAGGTCAGAGGAAATTTCAATCCGTTATACCAGGAAGATACTTCTGATTCTCCAATATCGTATATAGCGTCATATGCCGTCACATTCCTGTAACGCTTATCATCTGTTGGTTTATCGGAAACGACACGGTATTTGCCGAAAATGAACGGTGTTTCAGTATGTCCATTAATCACAACAGAAACATTTATCTGTTTCCCAATCATGCTTGTGAACACGTTGGAAATTTTGAATTTCAGCTGTGATGCATTGCACTGTCCAAATGTAAGGTAATCATCATCACATAGTATTTCTTTTAATTCAAACTGTTCAAAATGGATTTCGCTGTTGGTGATTTTTACAGACTTGTCCTCTGTTTCAATCGTGATTTCCTTTTTGGATGCGCTTTTATCAAACAAATCCGCATAGGTATAGTTACTCATTCGCTACACCTCCGACAAATGAAAATTCTATCTGATTGTATTTAATCTCTCCGTCATAAGTTCCGTAGATTGTAGGCTTTATATCAGCCATATATCCATATTGTGTGACATATTGACCTAAAAATGGAATGTATGCCGTGATATTACATCCCTGTTCCGTTGCATCAATAAAGTTTCTTCGTATCCCGGACAGTAACTCTTGCAAATCGTCATCCGTCAGCATCGCAGGCGTGGAAAAATCAACACTTAATGCTTTTAGCTCCACAGCATTTCTATGTACGTATCCATTTGCATCAGTCCACGGGTCTACATCTTGCATATTTACGGCCGGCTGATAACTTTCAGCGGCTATAAATCTTGACTGGTCAATAACGTAATCTCCAATTTTTAAAAGCCATCCTTGATATGCTGACATACGCTCACCGCCTCATTGCATAAAAATAGACAGCACCCATCCAGAGTGCTGTCTGTGTTAAAATACATATACATTCTTGTGTTTTTGGTTAAATTGCTCTTGACCGTATTGTCTTGCGGCAATTCCAATTTGATCTGTTGTTATTCCAAACTCTTTCTCAAGGATTCCTTGCAGTAGCTGATTATTCTGTTTCAGAAGTGCAATTTCCTGTTGTGCCGTGGAATTAATAGCATCTTTGATTCCAGTGATTTCAACTCCACCGGCAACCGCTGTCTTGCCTCCTACTGTCCCGGCAATCTCCGGTACACCGTTTTCTCCTGCCATAAACATTGTGTATCGGCTCGGAACATAACCACCTTTTTCAAATGTAGGTATTCTTCCAACACTAATGTGTTGTATATTATTCGGAACTGCGTCACCAATTTTAGGTATTAACCTTGCTGCAGACATCAAACCATTAATAAGGTCTATGGCATTGTTTATCATGGTTTCTATTCCACTTATTACAAGGTTCAAAGGAGCTATTGCAACGTTAGCTGCTGTTTTAAATGCTGTTCTAAACGCCGTTGGAATGTTTTCAAGCAATTTATTCCATTTTGTTGGTCCAAACTGCTCTGAAATTTTTTTCCACCAATTTGAAAATCCTGTTTGGTTCCACCATGTTGTAAAAGAAGTCCATTTTTCAGAAAGTGATGACTCTATAGTTTGACCCATTCCTTGCCACTTTTCCTTTGTGAACCAAGGAGATACATTTTCATTAAACCAGTTTCCAACAAGTGGTGCTATATTGATAAGTGCAGATGACAGACCAAAAGTATCTGACATATCTACTTTTGTATTTTTTATTTTATCAATTAGCCAATCAATTTTATCTCCAAAATCATCAAGAGTGCTATGTTTTGGAAGCAACATTGTTCCTGTCAAGAATCTATACAAATCATTATCTGTTATATCTTTGTATAAATCATCCCACGCAGTTTTTAATGTGGTAAAATCAGTATTTTTTAATGTATCAAAAAAACCATTTTCACCAAACCACGTAAAATTGTCGTAGTACTCTGCGTCTTCTGGGAACAATGCTTTCCCTAAAGATTTTCCTACATTAAATCCAATCTCCCAAGTAACAGCAGCTATTGCAATTGTCGGAACTATTCCTATACTTGATCCTAGTACTTTGGCTGATAACTTGTCCGATATTTTTCCCCATATGATATCTCCAACACCAGTAAACTTTAAAAGACCTATTGCTGTGATAATCGTGGTTTCAATCGGTGCAGCATCAAAACTTCCTTTCCACAAATCGATAGCCGCATCTATGGCAGTCTCTATGAAGTTTCCTGCAGAAGTAAAGATTGCCGTCCAATCAATTCCGTCCAAGAAACTACCTATGTGTCTTCCGATTTTTTCCCAGTCAACAGAATCTATTGCTCTTGTGAACCAGTCAAAAATACCAGTTACCAGTTTGGACGTATCCATTCCGGCAACCTTAAACCAGGCATCAGAATCAAACTTAAATGCATATGCCAGATCTTCTATGATGTCTTTCACTGGCTTAAACACCTTGCTTACTTTATCAGCCCAGCCCATAGCTGTATTCTGCATCTTGTCGAATGCTTCCTGCCATACTTTTTCGTACTCTGCAGTAGCATCCATGATTTCTTTGGTAAGGTCAATTCCTGCTCCACCAGCACCACTTCCGGAACCACTGGATTTTGGCATTGAAATAACTTTCAATTTATCAAATGCTCTGATTCCGCTTTGAGCATTTTTTGCGCTTGTACCAACTTTATCCAGTGCATCTGCAGTGCCTTCCAACTCTTCATTGTACCCGGATACACCTTGACCGAATGACGAAAAGTCAATCTTGATTCCCAGTAAATTTGCCACACTGACAAGCAGTCTCTTAATCGCAATTACGACACCGTTAATGACAGGAAGTACTTTCTGCAATACCGGGATAAACAACTGCCCCAGTACCATGCCGGCTTCTTTTACGTTGTTGGTAAACTGGCGAATCATGTTACTTGGAGAATTGATTGTATTCGCCAAGTCTCCCCATGATACTTTGGACTGGTCTAATATTGCCAGTAGACGCAACTGTTGTTTTTCTGCTTGTGACATTTCAGATACAGCCTTTTCAATGCCGTATTTGTAAGCATAAGTCTGCAGTGTGGCATTTGTGATATCAATACCATACTTATACAGTGCTCTTGACTGACCGATCAAACCGGACTGTAAGTTTGTTGCGACTGTACTGAAATCCACGTTAAACAGAGAGGAAATATCCCCGGCAAGCATTGTCATAGACTTTGAAATTGCCGTAGTGACTTCTCCGGTCTGCCCTAAAGAGTTGGTAATAGATGCAAGCTGTGAAGCGTACTGCGTAATCTCCTGTAAATTCAGTCCCAGGTTTTTCATTCCGCTTTCAGAAATCAGTCCACTATCCACATCTACTTTCAGACCGGACATTTTACCAAGCAGTTCATTTACACGGTTTCCGAAACTCTGTGCATAATCCTCTGCGTTGTCGTAACCGAATTTTTCAAAATCCTTGCCCCATTCCTTGCCGACTTTATTAAATGCTACCGTGTAGTAGTTAAATGCTTCGATATAGTCCGTAGTTCCCTCTATGGACTTCCACAGACTTTTAATTCCACGGATCACAAGGAAATATGTTGCGTAGAATCTGCCGAAAGCCGCAGCAAGGCTAAATGTGCTTTTCGTGGCTCTTCTTGCGCTTACCGTATAGGTGTTCAGATTACGTCCTAAAGAGTTTGCGGCTCTCCCGGATGCTGCACCGGTAGATGCCAGTCCTGCCAGTGCGTTTGTCATTCGGATAATGTTCTCACTGACATTTGGAACGGTTGAAAGAGTTGTAAATAACTGCTTCAAATTCTTTGCCAGTAAAGGAATGTTCGTGATTGCTCTGCCGGATGCCACACCACCAAGTCTTGAAATCGAAGATGCTATGCTAGCAATATCCCCTACTCCATCTACTTTAGTTCCTGCCATGTCAGCAGAAAAAGTCTTCAGTGCAGATGAAATCCTGCTTAATCCGCTTGTATCTATTTTCCCCATTCTGTTAATGGAATTTGTCAATGTGGAGATATTCTTAATACCGCTCGCATTCATTGAACTGGCGGCATTTGCGATACTCTGTATGCTATTAGAAATGCTTGTCAGTTTGGACGTATCAATAGACAAGCTTTTCTGAAAATTCGTAAGGCTATTTGCCAACTTATCCAGTGCGTTACTTGCGTTATTCGCATCCGCTTTTATTTTAATCTGCAAAGAATCAATATCTGTCATACCGCACCGCCTTTACCGCAATAAAAAAGGAAGTGTCTGTCACTTCCAAGAAAAAGAGCGGCAAGCTGTGACACCTACCGCTCCTAAAATTACTTTTTGAGATATGCCCTTGTAACCGCACCGATTTTTCCGTCCACTTTGATACCGACACTCTTTTGGAATGCTTTTACTGCATCAGAAGTGGTTTTTCCGAAACTTCCGTCAATGTTCGTCTTACCTTTTGCATTTACAGACGGCATAAAGCCTTTCCTTACAAGTTCGTACTGTGCCCACTTGACATCATTTCCCTTCATCATTGCCAGACGCTTGTAATAAAGAAGTCTTTCCGGCTCTGTATAAGGGTTGCTATGGCTTGTAGAATCCTCATATACGGTTTCTAATTCCTTGTACCATACATTCATGTCTACATTGCCTACAATGCCGCCTACACGCCCTTTAGAAGTATACTGCCAGCCTACCATATTCGGTACTTGCGGCTGATACTTCACATCACACTTGCCGTTATTCTTGCCGTACCGTGCGATCCACATGGGATAACTCACACCGCCATAAGGCTTAATGTATGTCTTGTAAAAACTTTCCCCAGTGTATACACCGAATGACAATCCTGCATCGGTGATGACCTTGCCGTAAGCATTGATAATAGGAATAATATTTTTGCCAAGGCCTTTCATCACGGCATCTTCAACATCAAGATATACTGTCACTTTTCTACCGTTAAGAATAGTAAGCACTCTTCTTGCATCAGAGCGTGATTTTGCAACCGTTGTAATATATCCATATTCATATACTCCGTGCACATGAACGTTGTGTTCTTGGCAACCTTTCCAGTTCTCTTCAAACTTCTTGTCCGGGTTCAAATCCTTACGGATGACCTTTAGAATAGCAAAATCAATACCGTTCTGTTTTACCGCCCACCAGTTAATTGTCCCCTGGTATGAGGACACATCAATTACTGTTAAACTCATGTTTGTTTCTCCTTTTTGGGATGTGATAATTCAAAATTAGCCTGCATTGCCATAAGTCCTGCAAGGAACGCTTTCCTTTGCTTCTGAATTTCTTTTTCATTATTAGCAATGTCAGCACGTTCTATAATAGGCTTGTCAATATACTTCGATTGTGCTTTTCGACCGTTTAGGCAATGGTCTACGGCAACAGATGTTGCTGCTAGTCCATATTCTCCCCACCACATCCACATTTCTCTGTCTCTCTGCTTCATTTCTAGCTTGTACGCTTCTGCATAAGGCTCTAAATCCGCAGGGCAGGAAGAATCTATATCTTTTACTGTAAATCCGTATCCTTTTGTGCATAAAAGCCACATAGGACGTACTTCTTTACAGTATATTTCCCATGTTAGTTCTCTGACTTCTCCGGTGCTTTCTTGGAGTTCTTCTCCTGCTCCTGTTTCAGGAGCTTCGCTAAAAAACCGTTTTCAAGCAGTTCTCCTTGCACATCAGCAAATAATTTCTGAATGTCAGATTCTTCAGAATCGAAATAATCATCAAGCATGGAATAAACCTCGCTTAACTTTGCTTCTTTCTGCTCTTTGTTGTAAGGGTCGAAACCGTATTCATCAGAGTGGTATTTTTGTAAACCGACAAGAATCAGTTCCGGCAGTAACATGAGAATGTTATTCACGGATTCAATGCCGTCTTCCTGCTTTTCAAGGCTTGCCAGTTTCTTGATAATGTTGTTTTTTACGGTTGCTTCGTAACCAAATTTAATGTTCAGTTCCTTTTCTCCAAATTTTACTTTCAGCATATTTTATCCTTTCCCCAACATTTTGTTGGAAAGGAGCCGCCCGAAGACGGCTCTCTTTTTGCTAAATTAATGTTTCATCTACCGCTTCATCAAAGTCAGCCACGGCAGTGTTATTTGTTTCTGACTGACTTGCTATTCCCCCGTTGTCAGTGCAACGGTAGCATCCAATCCCTTGTATTCCTCAATGGTAAGATTCATTTCGATCGTCAGAAGTTCGTTCTGTCCGATTTCGGGTTGTGGAATCTGCTCGGGCGGCTGTGCAACAACAAAGAAAGATTTCTCTTCTCCGGGAATGACAGTTTCAAACCACATTCTATTTCCGCCAGTAAGAGCCTTATAGGCTGTGATAAGTGCAGTCCATTCAGCCACGGTCTCTGATGTAAAGTTGACTGTGACTGCAAAAGATCCACCAGTATCTGCACGACCTTTTACATATCTGGTGATTGCATCTTCTAACGCAGAAGCATCAATCTGTTCCGGTTCAATGTTGATGCCGCCAATGGCATTAATTCTTGTAAGTTGCTTAAAACTTGTAGGTTTTGTTCCGGCGGTTGTCTCTGTACCATATCCGAAAGTAATACCTAAAGTAGAAATTCCGGCTGCTGCCATAATTTATACCTCCTTAAATTTGCATAAAAAAATAGAGCCGAATGGCTCTAATAGTTACAATTTATCATCAGCACCTACGCTTCTTCTGAACCGTGCAGTGCTTCTGTATGTGTCCTGCGAAGTATTATTGAACTCCGGCATGGAAGTAATCTGAAATCGCAGACGTTTGAAAAGACCGGCAACCGTAGCCATGATAGCTTCGGCTTCTTCCTGACTTTTGTTGGTTATCACATCCACCTGGTATGATGCTGTGATTCCATTAACCGAACGTGCTTCAAGGTCTTGTCCAGTCTCTGTAAACGGCATAGCATGAAAGTACACCGTAGGGAATGTAGGGTCTGACAAATCTTTACTTTTGTCTGTCACATAAGCTTTAGGATGGCTCTGTGGTATCTTCATTTTTAAGTACGATGCAATCTTTACTTTGAAATCTGATACCCATTGATATTCATTATCCACTACCAAACACCACCTTTGCTGTCTGTGATACAATATCACGAAGTTCTATTGCAGTCAGGTACATAAATGGTCTTGACGGCATACCTTCTGTAAAATACCATTTACCGTCATCCGCAGGATAAAACCAACCATATCTTCCATCCGCAAGTTGCCTTATGGTTTTTCCGCTTGCATACTGCCAATCAACACCTTCCGGTAGTTGATATGGATATGGCGACTGCTTTCCAACAACACCAGTACCAAACTCCACAAAAGCCGCATGGTCTGTACCTGCAACCACCGCCCAAACACCGCCACCTTTTACGGAGCCAACGTATTCCGCATGAATGCTTTGCAAAAGTTCCGATGTAAATATAGCATCGAGGTCAGCAATCTGTACTCTAGCAATCTCTATGCCCTTTTCTGCCAGTGTTTCAGCCAGTAGCCTACTTTTATACTCTAAACTATTTTCATAGTCTTTAAGAGCCTTTACAGCCGCTTGTATGGACTTTGTGTCAAACAGATTGATGTTGATTGTCTTTCCCATATCACTTCACCGTCTTCTGTAACAAAAACAAATCTGCTGTCAGTCCCTCGTCTGCAACGCCTTTGACAACATAGTCCGCAGTCTTGTTGTCCACAAGTCCGTCATCGTCACGACCTACTTCTGACTTCTTCCAGATAACATCCCCTGCCTTAATCGGCAAATAGCCTTTGTCGGTCACAATCTGACAATACGAACTGGAATCATCAATACCAAATTCCTTTACCAGTACTTCCGACAGCTTATTGCTGATGTTGGCAGAAAAAAGGACGGGTTCAGAATATCCGGTAGTTTCTCTCAAAACCACTGGAATCCTTTCTCCGTCCATCTCAATGTACTTTATTTCTCCGTTTTCGTCCCGGTCATAAATCGTGACTTTTTCTCCCTGCCGTGAGTACTTCATGTCCTGCTTGTTAATGTCAAGCATCTTTCTTCACCTGCTTGTAAATCTGATTTACACCAGTGCTTGCCAAACCGGAAACAATGCCTACCGCAATCGCATTCAGCACATCATTTGCCGGGAAATCCGGAATAACATACATTCCTACTACTCCGAGAATGCCACCGACAATGCCGACAACAACCGGGATGTAGTTATCTTTAATAACCGGAATCAGCTTCGCTCCAATACCGGCAAGATAGCAAATAACCACGATTGCAACACAAGTTCCTACCTGTGAAAAATCCATCATTCCTTACCTCCGTTCTCTTTAATGTTAAGTCTTTCCTCAATTCCATCAAGTCTATGATGTGCAGATGCCGTACTGGCTTCAACCTTTGTCAGCTTCTGTTCATGCTCTGCAAGCTCTTTCTTCATCTCTGAACGCTCGCTTTTCATTTCATTGATAGTATCAAGGATGGTGTCCAGTTTCATGTTGATGCGTGTGTTTTCTTTCACACGTTCCTCAATATCCTTTGTGTCTGTTCTTTTGCTGTTTTTCAGACCAATGTAGACGGAAAAACCGAGTGATAACACGCTTATAATGATTGCTGTAGATAACTCTATAGTCACATCATATACCGCCTTCCTTGTTTGTTGGCACACCGCCCACCACCCTTAAAGTGTGCCGCCTGCAACCTTATTACTGGAATCAGTAACATGGTCACGCACAATCTTCTAAACCCCTCGATTTCGATGGGGTTATAAAACTTTTGCAAATGGAAATACACCAACAAACAGATCCTCACGGTCTCTCCATGTTCTCGACACACCATTTTCTGAATAGCTTGCCATGAAGTTTTCACCGGCTTGCGATCTGTCATACACGACAAGATTAACCACCACGGACTGAAATTTTTTCATATCCGCAGCAATCTTCTCTTCTGTGTAACTTTCCGGGTACATTCTCTTTGCTCTGATGTCGGCTTCTGCTTGAATGATAAGTTGTTCCAAAAGAGGATTTTCTTCCAAATGGTCAAACACGACCTCGGAGCTTTCAGAATCAATATGAAATTGTTTCAGACGGATTTTTACTTGCTCCAAAGTCGTATATTCTGCCATGTGCTACCTCTTAAAGTTCAAACTTTTCAATCAGAATCTTTTTCAGCTCACCGCCAGTAGTTTCATCCGCATCAACAATCCCATGCTCTTTCGCAAGAGATTGTAGTTCTGCGGTACTCATGCGGTTAATCTCGCTTTTGGTATATTGCTTAAAATCAGAAGATCCCGAAGTTTTTCTCTCCGGGATCTCTTCTCCTGCCTTATACCATTTTCCGTTGAATTTGACTGTGTACTGTGCCTTCATAAGCACACCTCCTACGCTACCTTCATAACAACAACGCTGTCCATACCCTCAAAGGTAGGAAGTCCGATCATGGACACTACGCAGTGAGTATTGATAGGATGGTTGGTAGCATAAGTATAAACGGAAATACCAGTTTCTACGATGGACAAATTGCCATCGGTGATGCTTCCGCTTCTTTCCTCGGGGGTTTTTCCAAATACATAATCACCAAGGTATACGCCAGCGCATTGAGCGGATACAACACCAGTAGGTACGAAGTACTTGGTCTGACCGTCTGCAGGATCAATGTACAACTTGTCATAAACCTCGATCTCAATTCCGTATCCACGCAGATATTCAGTAACCTGAGACTGCTGTAAACGGATTCCACCATTGTAAGCAGTGATTCCGAGAACCTGTTTCTTGGTGTCCTCTGCTTTCAGAACCATTTCCCACGTCTCGGTGTTCATGGTAAATCTTGTCAGGGAATAACCAGTCTTCTTTGCGAAGTTTCTTCTGGTTTCAATCAGATCATCCAGCGGTGTTGCGGTTGCCGGAACGTTCCACTTATCACTCTCTCCGGAAATTTCTACGAAATGGTCTTTCTTATGCTCAACTCCTGCATCGGCAGTGTAATCAACATAAAAACTTTTATCACCGATAGTGACTTGTACACGGGGAATGCCGTCTGCCGGTGCAAGCAACTGCCAGATTTGTCTCTCCGGAACAACTCTTGCTCCTTCAATTAGCATCATGGGCTTTTTACTGATTTCACGAAGAACATCATTTGCAAGGGAAGCGTTCTCTGCATTCTGGTAATTTGCGTATTCCTGCTCTTCTTTTTCAGTTACCATGTAGGATTCACGGTAAAAAGGCATTTCGTTTTGAATGTCGGAGAATCCTCCAACATCTCTTAACTCTGCCTGTGCATCAAAATTAGATGCTTTCAGAGAAACAGGAAGACCGCTCTTTCCCTTAATGAATCTAAGGTCGAGACTATCCTGCTTTCTTGTTCCAAACTTCTGTCTGCCAAGGTAAGGTGCAGAACCTAAAGTTTTTTCATAGTTATTCCACATTACACCGAGACTTCTCGCTGTAAATGCTTCGCTTAATGGTAATGCCATAGTTAATACCTCCTGTTATTTACGCTTCTACAATAGGTTCAGCACCGTAAAAAGTTACTCTCGGTGTTACTTTTCTTGCCGCATCTGCGATGGCTAAGGACTTTACCTTCTCCCAGTCAATAGTTCCTTGGTATACATAAGTGCCAGGTGCATCACCCATAGTTACATCTACATCTTCCAGCAGATAACCTACGCACTTGTTGTCATTAGACGGATACGGTGTACCGGCAGGCACAACTTTTCTTCCGTCAGTTCCTGCACTCACACCGCTCTGTTCTACGATGCAGGCTGCTCCCTCATAAGGGAAAAACTTCAAAATACCTTTACTTTGTGTAAAGTCTCTAGTAATAGGCTTACCCATTCTTTTTACCTCCTATAAAACATAATGGTTTTTTGCTTCTTCGCTTGCTGAATTGCTTCCAAAGCTGATTTTTTCAGCGTTTTCTACGTCCGCTGTTTTTTCTTTACCGCCACCGCCAGCACTTCCACCGCCCGGATTTGTGGTTCCGTTTGCGATTTCCTGCTCTTTAGCCTGTGCCGCAGCAGTCTCTTTATCAGAGATAATTTTTCCGAGTACTTCGTAGTCAAAACTGCCGTCATCCTTGATAACCTGTGATGCCTGTTCAGCAGAAATGTTAAACTTGGATGCTGCATTGCTTCTCTGATTTGCAATAGCCTGTGTCTTTTCAAGTTCTGCAATTTTTGCATTTGCAGAATCAAGGTCTTTTTGCAGTCTTTCCGAATCGGATAAACCCTTATCTTTCATGGCTGTGTATTCCTTTTCCAACTCACGCAGTCTTGTCAACTCTTCACTGTTTTTGTTTGCCTTTGCGTTTGCTGTCTGAACATCCTTACTATTCTCAGCAATGATTTTTTCAATCTGTTCATCAGTCAAACCCATAGCTGTCAGTTCTTCTCTCTTCATAAATTACCTCCGTTATGTCCTACGAATTTTTATACGGTGCAACGACACCGGTTGACATTGCCGGTTTATACGCTCACGGCATTGCGAATTTTTATAAAATAAAAACAGTCACCTATTTCTAGGCAACTGTCTTATTTTGCATTTGTTTTACAATTTCCTGTGCTTTTGCCATCTGCTCTTCCATGTTGATAATGTCAGCAGTTTTCCACAGAGCATCAAGGTAAGGTTTGGAAAGGTTGAAAGTCTTTTCGCAATCTCCCCAAAGTCCAACCGTTTTGATTGCAATAAGAGGATGAATACCACACTGCAGAAGTTGCAGTAATGTCTGCGACTTGGTATACATATTATCTTGTGGACTGTGGTTAATCTGCACATCAAAATCTCTAAGAGTGATTTTCAGATCCTCTTTCTTAATGCGGATAACATTCAGCGCAACCTTGGCCAGTCTCTTCTCTGCTGTCTTAACAACCGGATCCTTAAGCCTTGCTCTTGATTTTGAAAAATCCCATCCGTTTCTCAGCTCAACCGCACCCTGCGTATCACCGCCAGTGTTTCCTTGCTTGTTAGGTATTCCCAAAATTGAAAGTGCGCTGTCTGTTAAATCATCCTTGGAAACCTGTGTCTGCGTTTGGTCAAGTTCTTGCGACATAACGTCCACATCGGATTTATTGTCTTTGTTAATGGACTTTACTACCAACGCATGGTTCATCTTCATTTTTTTGAACTCTTCTTCGTCAATCTCGCAGTTTACAAATTTGTACCATGCCTGGATAAACTGCTCTATGCCGTCCATTCTGTTTGACTGCGTATTATTGATTGCATCCAACAGATCTATAACAAGTTCAATATCAGACAACCGCTCATGGTTGTTCGGAAATTCTACAATCGGAATACCACCAAATCCGTGAAGTTTCCATGTATCAGGAACAAGCGCACTGTTTTTTATCTTACATTCATAAGATTCCGTGTAGCAGAGTTTGTACCACTCGCCATTTTCATCTTTTAACTCCTGTACCGCCAAAATCGGTTCTTCGGAACTGCGGTTGTAAATGACAAACGTGTTCAAAGGATTAGGTGCAACCACACGGATAGGCACATCTCCATTCACAATCTGAATAGCTTTGAATGATGTTCCGGTTGCCGACTGCCACTCACCAGCTTTTATGTCTTTCTCATGCTTATTTGCATCTGCTAAGTAATCATTCAGTTCGTCTACTGCCTTATTTACAGCTTCATCATCTTTTCTGCTGACAAACTGAATAGGCTCTCCGTAAGTCTGACCGACCTTGAACTGTACCCACTCATAAGCATGATTCTCAACGATTTTGTTTGTTATATCCTCATTTGACAGCTTTGTTCTGTACAGTACCGGTTGATCTCCTTTGTAGTACTCCCACAAGTACTTGATAACTGACTTATTGTAATTAAAAACACCGATGCAATCACCAATAACCTTTACAATGTTGTCTGCGGTTATCTGCTCCACATCCGTATATGCAATTTTTCTACCGTGACAACCCTTTACAAGGTCTTGAAATTTCATAGTGTTCATATTTTCACCTACATAAATGTCATTCCGCTGCTCTGATCTCTTTTTGGAAGTTTCTTGATCTCACGTTCTCCGGTCTCCGTATGGTAAACAACCATCTTATTGCAATTCCAGCATTTATATGTCTTGTCGATGTGTGATTTTGAACTGCATTCACCGACCAACCGTCCGCATCCCGGACAGTACACTCTAATTTTTTGATTAAAAATCATAAATACCTCTTTTCTGCGCACAAAAATACCGCCCACATAACGTAGACGGTATTCCCGGCTGTTTGCCTTTTAGGAGGATTAGAAAGCATCTTAAATATTTTCGTCAGTTTAACATTACCATTTTTTATATATGACATTCAATGACATCATTCATTCAAATATCCTTCTCCGTATTTCTTTTCAAACTGTTTCAATGCAGTTCCGTGAAGTCTGACAACCTGTCTCCATGAATATTTCATTTCTGTTGCGATCACTTCAAAAGTTTTCTTTTCTATGTACCTTGCGAACAGAATATTGTATGTGTTTTCATCTTCCATGCTGTCTATCTGCTGTATGATTTTCTCTTTTTTATCGACAAGTTCGTCCACCATGCCATCTATTTTCCGTTCCATTTCATCAATTTTGGCATATTTTGTTCCTATTTTGTCAAAATTCGGTGTAGTCTGTACCCTTTCACCGCTTTGCGTAGCAGATATGCTTACCGCCATATCTTTGAGTTGTGCGATTTCCGTGAGTTTATTATTTATCATACGATTAAGGCGGCTTATCTGCCCTAAATATTCTTTGGTTGTCATATCAATACCTCCGTCCGAAAGAGAATGGGTTTTGAATTGCTTCTACTTTTGCTACCCTGTTTCCGTTTGTAATTCGCAATGCAAAGTTTGAAAATACATCCGGCACATCATCTAACTGTTTTTTTCCTGAAACAGAATACCTTTTCAGTAACGACATCATTACACCGTATGGTTCGTTAGGCTTATACAATGATGGATCTTTGAATATTACGTGTTGTAAAATCCAGTTAGAGCACTGGAAAATTCTTGCTTCTTTGTTTGTCTCTGTCGGTGTGTCTGTGATGTTGCATATCCATCCTTTACTCTCTACACGCTTATTTACTTCCATTGCCACACGGTCACCGCCGGCATTACGCTCAAATTCGCACTCTTGCACTTTATTATTAACAAGTACATTTGCAGCATTTTCATACTGCATCTCATAATCTGCAGTATTGTCACAAACAGCATCCACGCAGTAATAATCTTCTCCATACTTTTGCAATACCGGAAGAACAAAAAAGTCGGTTCCTTTTCCCTTGGTATCGCATTGCCCGGTAATAATTTCCGGTTCCCCATGTGGCAGATTAAGATAACGTCTGATTTTTTCTTCCGGAAATAACAATCCCTCACGTTCAATAGGCTCTTGCTTGTAAAGACACCTATAAGAGATTTCATCCATGAGTAATTGTTGATCTTCAAAAAAAGCAACCGTAAATCCGGAAAATTCGTAGTCAAAATTGCTTAATCCTGTTTTTGGGTCAATATCCGGCACTGCAATTACTTTTACTCTCGGATTCCCTTCATACATATTTTGGATCCGACCGATTACATCATTTACGCTCCACCTGGTAGCAATATGGATCTCTTTGCAATTCTTTCCGTCAGTATCTTGTGTCTTTCTTTGTCTTGCATCTACCGCATACTTGTCCCACAATTTATCCAAAATTATAGGATTCATAGCTTCTTCGATGCCACCGATCATGTCATCTACGAACAAAAACTTTGATGCACGTACTTTACCAGCATTTTTACTTCCTACGGATGTACACTGAACGGATGGAAATGGTTTATATTTGCCGATGTTAAACTGCTCCATTTTTGCGTTAGTACTGGTAACAGAAAGATTTGGGAAAATTTCATTCCAAGTGTACTCGTCAGAATTTGTACAAATATCGTACACACCATCATAGTACATACGTGTAATGTCTCCACTGTGTGAGTAAAAAAGGTTGAAATCTCTCGGAAACCATCCTGCTACCAACGCATTCAGCATTTTCTCGACCGTGGTTTTTCCGGCACCAGGGATAAGTGACACGCAGAGAATGTCGTATTTATCATCAATCATGCCTTGAATAGCATCCATTAGACCGATTTTAAGAAATTGCTTTCTACGTGGCATATAGAACCGCTCTCTAGGTTCTCTTTTCTTTTCCAAATAGCGGTAGGCACTGTCCACAACCTTATTTTGTGCTTCCAGTAGGAGAACATCGTACAATTTATCTGTCAGAGAATAGTGCGTCTTGTTTGCAAAGGAATACTTTTCCAAATCCCATATGGTTCCTCCGGTTCTATCCATGCAGAAACGCTCTACAATGCCTTTAGAACGGTTTGTTATCTGTAAGCCATAAGTTATATCCTTTTCACCGTTTATAGCCACTCTACAGGCTTCTATGTACGCATCAATGACCTGTTCATCAATTCCCTTGCGCTGTATGTAATTGTCATAGCTGTTTACTGCCGATATAAGGCTCTGACTTGCCAATATAAAAGAGCCTCCTTCCCTAAAATTTTGGAAATTTGGCTCTCTGCGTAGGCACTCTACGACTGGTGCTCTGAAATGCTATATTTATCTGCCATATACGGCATTATTGTTCCACTCGACTTCCTGTTCATCAAGATATTTATGGCGTACCATATACCTCTGTATCTGCGATTCCGGGTAATTTACAATCTGTCCTGTCGTTCTCACATACACATCATGGCTTGCTTCTGCTCCTAAGAGTGATTTACACCAGCTTTTAACCACAACACCTATCTGTTTTTCCTCGACAACAACAATATCTCCGAAACAAAATTTCATCGTTCTACTCCGATTATATTGATTTTCCCACACTTTGGACATTTGATTTCAGCCTGTCCGTTGAATTTACCTAACAGGCGGTTGCATTTGCTACAACGATGTTCGGACAGTTTTACATAAAAACATTTTTTCAAAGCTTCCTCGTCTTCCTTTGTATCTGCCACTACAATCGGGTCTTCTCCCAGTGTTGTACATTCAATTTTTACATTTTCAATATTACCGATGTTTTTAGGTGTGACCTGTCGAAACGCATCACGTTCTATGCTCTCAATTACTGCCGTCATACTCATTTTTTCATCCACCTACTTTCATATCAAGCATATATAATATTTCCTGTTCGGATACTTCTTTTGCTCCTTCTCTAACATGAAACAGTATTTCCATTAGTTGTTGATTATCTTTATCCGTCATTCTGTTTTTATCAATTGTTTCATCGATGCAGTAATATAAACAATTCCCATATCCAACACCTAAACGACTTCCATAAAATGATTTTCCAACAATATCATAATTTTCAGTTTTTAAAATATCGTGCTGATAATCTAAATCGCACCACTTTTTATTATCTTCCAGTTTCTTTTGAAGATATTTTAAGAAATCTACTACTCTTTCTTCTCTATCACTGATGTATAATATCGTGTCTTTCATTTTATTTCACAATCCTTCTGCTTTCTTCCATCACTTTACAGTTCCTTGCAAAATCTCTTTCAATAAAACTTTGCGGTATCCTTCCAAAATTTTCCAAAGCGTACTTATCTACCGCTTCTTTGGAAACATCTATACCAAAATTTCGTAATGCTTCTGTTTGCGGTTGATAATCTGATAAAATTTTATTCATTCTTCATCCACTCCTCAAACTCTTTCCGGCATTTAGGGCATAAGTCATAATTTTTCTCTTCTGTTGAAGTTTTACTATTCAATAATACGCCACAAATACCAAGACTGTATGAAGTTTTCTGTGTTTTAGTATTTATAATTGTGCTGTAATTATATTCAATTTCAACACCGCATCTGTCACACGTATGCCATTCAGATAAATGTTTCATATCACACCTCGTATCCTTCTTTACGGCACTGCTCTTTTATGGTTTCCGGCAACTCAATCCCTTTTTCTTTTACGTATCGAACCATTTCCGCTATTTTCTCCTTGCTGATTTTTTCTATGATTTCAGAATCTTTCAGTCCTGATTCTCGCAATTTTAATATCTCGTTCCATTTTGAACCTTCTATCTTTGAACAATATTCTTTGCCGTAACTGATTTTATGGTATACATCTATCACTCTTGCATCTATGTCTTCTTTCCAAGATAAAGTTAAGCAAAAATGAGCGTTTTCGCAGTTTTCGCAATTCAAAGGCATATTTACTAATCCTCACTCAATATCCGTCATTATTCTCAATAAGCCATTCTTTCAATGCAACGTGTGCTTTTGCGAAGCATAATTCCATGTCCGTATCATTTTCATGTACGAGAATCGCATCATCACCATCTCTTCTACACTCAGGATAGTCGTTTGCGCATCCTCGTTTGTAAATATAGATTCCCCAGTCACATATCTTGCTATATGTTATTTCAAGATGCATCGGAAAATCTTGTGTCTTTTCATCAAAAAACTTTAAGAAATCATTCATCCTCATATCCTCCGTAACCCATGCAGACGGAATCGAACCGCCGACACACATCCTATGCGGATGCTGTTCTACCACTGAAACTATACATGGGAATCGCACCGTAAAACCTTTTATGGCTTGCGCTTGCCATAACCAAATGTGCACCGCCTACTTGTCACTGACTATCCACAATCTCACAGTCTTGTCTGTTCTCTACTTCATAGGCTTGGTTTTCGCTAAACATATGTGGCTTACGTTTTAGCCAGGGAATAGTTGCCGTGGGAGTTGAACCCACCCGACCCAAACAAGGTACGACTACTTTTGAATCTGCAAATTCTACTCGCAGAAGTGTTTTTCGTTGACCGATAATGAGCAACTACTATCCATACATCTCCCATCGACCAGAACTATTGCAGTAGCACCTGACTAAGTGGAGATAAAGATAAACGCCGTACACAGGATTTGAACCTGCAAGCCTTTTACAGCCAACGGTTTTCAAGACCGCTCCCTCACCACCCGGACATACGGCAAATATAGCATGGTTAATTGCTAGAACAGGTATCTCAACTCACAATTATGCATATCCCCCTGCGAACAATGATATGCGTTCCCGCTCGTATAAACGCAGTGTGTAGGATTCGAACCTACAAGGCGAATAAACGCCCGGCGGCTTAGCAAGCCGTTCCAATACCATTATGGGAACACTGCATCTTGATGGTGCGATTTCTTGAAACAATCCATCCATTACATCTATCCACCACGCACCTGCCGAATAGTGTTTTTTATGGATTTAGTGAAATTGGGATGATGGGACTTGAACCCACAGCCTATGCCTTAGAAGGACACTGCTCTTTCCATTTGCGCTACATCCCAATGATCGGTACGAGATTCGAACTCGCGTTACCACCGTGAAAGGGTGGTGTCTTACCACTTGACTAACCGATCATGTGCGTTTCCATAAGCTGTATGCCTACATTTAAGGCGCTGACACAGCGCAACACTTATGGCTATTTTTATTTTCGCAGGGCATCCGCCAGTTACCTGCTAGTCGGTTGCGATCCGACATCGTGGGGAAAGAAGGAGTCGAACCTTCGGTGTTTCTAATGTCACGGTTTTACAGACCGCTGCAATCGCCACTATGCATATTTCCCCAAAACCTGTGCCGTATAACCACAGATGAACTTCTGGCATATCTATCTGCTACCTACCGACTATTGCAATCACGGTATCGTCTTATCACCGCAGATAAAGTTTTCACCGCTATATAGTTGCAAGGCTTCAAGCGTTTACGTGGGATATAGGTGGGTGAGGATTTGAACCCCACAAGCAGTTTTTCTTATACAAGGATAGTTTTTCGTGTTTCCTCCTGCTCACTGGATCGCCAGTTTGGTACTCCGCCGTTTAATGAGTGTCCTGCTACCACTTAACAAAAACTGTATAAGATTTTGCGTTTACCCATTCCGCCACCACCTACGCCCATTTTATGTCTGCAAGGGCTGTGCAGTATCTCTGTTGAGCCACATACTCTTCTAAACTGTTGTATGGTACAAAACAGATGCAGATTAAACCCACAACGGTATTCTGCAAAAACCGGGCTATCATAAACCGGTTAAACCCTCACGAGCCTTGTGACGGCTCTTAACAGCATTCCGCTATGAGGTGAAAGGAGTGTCTCCAATGGAAAAGTATGGAAGACAATTCGCAGATGGCAAAGACCAAAAGAAGAAAACATCTGCGAAACAGGACTACCAGGATTCGAACCTGGGAATGCAGCAGTCAAAGTGCTGTGCCTTACCGCTTGGCGATAGTCCTAAACTCCGGGAGAGAGACCATCTGCTCCCGGATTATTTCCGTGAAACACCCTATCTTTATCTAAAAAATTGTCTCGCCTGTGTACGGTACTTTGAAAAACTTGGTGTTGTCGAACGCATATTTCCATTTTTCGTTTCCCACACACAGGCTACATACACTCTTGATGCCTTGATTTCTCTGCCACATATCCAATGCCAACACAACACCGGATATTCGGCAATAACAATGGCTTTATGAATTTAACCCATTCAAAATTGTGATATGGGATAATTCGCATAATCTCCGGTAACCACATAGGCTATACCCACGCGAAAGTTATTCCAAATGCAAGGAACATTGCGAACGCAAATAAAATAACTCCGTCTGATGCTGTTTTCTGTTTTGGAGCATACCATAAAGCAGATATTGCTAAAACTGTCAATACCAACGTTGTCATTATTTTTAAAATCATGAATCCAAGCATTTTTTCTTCGTCCTTCCTTCAATTTCATCGATCATTGCCATTACCAGTGCTTTAGCAAACTGGCTATTGTTATGTATTTTAATCAGCAAATTGCCCTGCCGGATAAGATACGACCAGTCATCATCCGTTTTCGGATTAGCGCACTCTTTATGAATTTTCCAAACCTCTGTGTATATCTCTTTAATCTCCGGTGGCAATTCACATTTCTCCTTAACTGGCAAATCTTCTTTAGGCTCTTTATCAAGCCTGCTCTTTTGGTGCTCCATCTGACAGCTAACCATTTCCGTAACATTCTCACGGTCTCTCTTAATTCCGTGACCTTGCAGAAACAACTCACATTGCAGGACTTCACCGCATTTTGAACATTCGTCTTTTATCTCTTTCCCAAATATCTGCATACGCTTAATCTCTACCAGTGACTACCGCTCTTAAAAATACTCCGATGATGAACAGGATATACACCCATGCAGGAGCATGTAATTGAAACAGTATCCATGCTAAAACTATGTAAATGAAAATCATGTGGTACACCTCCTAAGGGTCTTTTTTATTTTTGAGAATTTTTTAAAAATCATCCACATTCTCTGTAAAACTTTTCTTCCCGTCCGTCATCATAAATAACTCTTGCAATCGGTTCTGCAGAATGATCCACTTTCTGGCACTTTGGAATACTAAGCATATCTACTCGGTTCTTTATAACCTTGATGTGATTGTCTCTCAGGTATTCTTTGTAGTACCACTTGTCAGATAGCTTGTTTCCACCGGAAATGTTTAGTTTTTGCTCACATTCTTTCTTGCCTATCTTTCCAGTTTTGTACTCCTCTAAAATTTCTAAATAGTTTGATACCGGCAACATTTTAGGTCTTCCTGTTTTCTCCGCTCTTTTTATGACCCTTATGTTTAATGATCCATGTGCAATTTGATGGCAAACATGGCAAAGAGGTACAATGTTCCCTATATTGTTTGTTCCTCCCAATGCCAAAGGAACTACATGGTGATACTCTACATCCAAATTACTTCCACAGTTACAGCAAACTGTTCCAAGCTTATCTTTAAGTTCGTCCTTAAATGACGGTCTGTTAAATTGCAATTTGTTTTGTGTGTAAGATAACTCCATGTTAGTATCACCTCCTGTCGAAGCCTTTTTATTTTTTGGGTAGTTTACTGTACTTAGTAGGGCGGGTTTCCGAATTTCTATAAACCCCCTCCCCCATCATCACCAACATATTTCAACTATGCGCAAAATTCGCGCTTCGCGCAGTCTTTATTGTTACATCCTTAACTATCCCATATTTCCGCACGTTTCCGTAGTTGTTGCTACTCATTCGCATCTGCTGTATTATCTCCATACGCTCCGGAATCGGTCAACATTGATGTATTTTGTCCAAAATTTGTGTCTAATCGTGGAAGTTGGTCGGCTGTCCTGGTTATCTTGTGTACAATCTCTTGCTGTGTGGTCTGTTTCCGCCCGTGGTCGTTGTTTAATCGTTCCGTTGCTCCTAGAGCATTCCGCAGGTTAAAAGCAACAAGTTGATCGCAATCTGCATCATCTAACCAATTTACAAAAGCTTTTCTGACCTCGTCCATGCTCGATGTACTTGATTTAGTCCTCCAGGCACTTAAAGCCTGTTTAGATATCCCTGTTAATATCTTAAATGTATCAGCTGTAGCAGTCATATCATAAGCGTTGGCTAACTCTCTAAGATATAAATAAACCTCATACAACAGATCTATGTTGTACGCATTGTAGTTAGTTAGCATTTGGTTGATACTATTATCCACTACGTTTTGGGGTATATCTTTTAATACATTACTAGGTCTTATATAATTGTTATATATATATTGCATGGCACCATTAAAAACCGGTTGCCGTTGTGATCTCATGTCATCGATGCCATAAGCTGCACAATAATCGTCAAAGTATTTCCGGATATTTTTTTTAATCTCGTCAATGTTTGGAATCTCTCTGACGTCCTGCACCGCTCTGCACCTCCTAAAAATCTGCAATAAAAAAATCACTAAGCATCACTCAATAAACCTATGTCTTTTGATCTCCTCCACAGATCATGTAAAAACATAAATTTACAAAAGTGATCAGCTAGTGACTTCTGATCGGTTCCGGTCTGTCGGCTCCGGTGGTCTTGGTTACAATCTGGGCGGATGCATATCCAGAGGGGGTTGGATCTGTACCGCTGTCACTCGCACCGTGTTAACGTCGGCTCCCTAACTGCTTTTATCATAACACAAGACCTATTTATAAATCCACAACAACCTTTTACGTATTTGATGATTTGTTGTTGTGGTATGTCTGCCGGTGATCCTGAGTATATAAAAATCATATGCTTAAAAAATATCATCCGGTTAAATTTGACAAATGGGATTTTTTGACAGACAGATAGGTAATTTTTGCAGATGGGTACATGGTGGCAGATGGTCAGCTCTAGTATTTATATATACTTGGTTATACAATGTCTTTCTGCTCTTATTTATTTTTATTTTATTTAATCTCCTTTTATTTACTCTAATCTTATTTAATCTGCGTCTACAAAATGTCTACAATTTGTCTACAAAATTTAGCACGTTAAAATGTCGCAGTGAAAATAGATCAAGAAAAGCAGGCTGTTGCACCTGCTTATAGATTACGATATTTTGATTTTAGCTTCTTCGCTCCGCTGAATATTTAATAACAAGGGTTTTCTTTTGCCAGCTCCCAAACCTCATTAAATTTTTGCTCGTGCCGTTTTGCATACTCGTCAAAAAATTGCTGATCTGTGCACGGTGCAAGATCTCCGTGTATCTCCTCTCGCAAATCGTCATCCATAAAAGATACCGACAAATCATAATCAATGTTTACTCCATACTCGTTTACTACTGTTTTTCTCATTTTTGCCACCTTTTAACCTTTCATTTTTAACAATATGTACTGTATCTTTTCCGCCTGTCCTGTAATCGGTTCCAGCGCTCGTCCTCTAATTGTTTCTTTTTCTGTACCAAATTTCTGTGGTATTCCGGATCCAGTGAACGAAGACTACACGCCCTAATAAATAGTTTTTGCAGCAACGTTTTGTCTGCAAATTTCTGCCGATCCGCTATCAGTTGTGCAGCATCTGTGTAGCTTTCCACCTCTGGGATAACTTTGGCTTTTAACTCTTCCCACGCTTGCCGCTCGAATTTGTCTTTTATCTGCGGTTCATACCACGGGAAAAACGCTCTACAAGTCGATACGATCCGGGCGGCTTTCTTTGCTGTGATCTGCTCCGGTGTTCCTTTCATGTCGTTTTCTCCTTTCGTTTGCTTGTAACTGTATTATACATTATTAAACTATGCTTGTCAACATATTATTGAACTATTCTTTCATTTTTTCTAATTCTTTTGTAACGCAAGATAATACAAATTCGGAAATGCTCATATTCCGCAAAGTTGCAGCCGCTTTTAGTTTTTCTTTTGTTCCTTTTGGTGACATCACTGTAATCCTGTCGTAGTTGTCTTTCTGATATTGTGCTATGTATGATAGTTCTTTTCCTCTTTCCCGGAATGCCATTTTTAATACCTCTTTTCCTTTTTTATAGAATAGTATCATATTAAACTATGCTTGTCAATTAGTTTTAATGTTTGCATTATATAGGTAAAAATAACTTTTAGAATTTTTTAAAATTATTAAACTATGCTATTGACTGTATTATTAAACTATGCTATTATAACATCATAAGGAAGAGGAAATGACAACTAGAGAACGTCGGATTAACTTTCCTGACTGAGAGGAAGCGGATGACTCAGGGACAGCGGTTATGAAGATTAAGAGTATAGTGGATATACACCGGGCGGTGGGTCGCTTCTTCCTTATAAATTGAAGGCACCGAGAAAGGAGAATATCAAGATGGATAGAAAGGAATTTTTAGTAAAAATGATCCGTGTTATGAAGGGCTTTAACACCGCCCAAGAAATAAAGGAAGAATATGATTATTTGTTGTCAAATTGTGATGACAATCCGCAGATCACTATGATTGTTCATATAAAAAATTGGCTCCGTTTTACTTTTAATGAAAGAGATCCACAATTTGTTATTTGGGAACGGTTGGAAAAAGAAGGTTTATAATATTTAGCTGTACTATCAGTCATGACGTGGAGAAAGGTGAAAAAAATAACATGAATATAAATTTATCTGATGAAACGATCAAGACAATTGAAAAGGCGTTGCTTACTAGACAGTTTCTTTTTAAAGAAAAAATTGAATTGGCCGCATATACCGGAAAAATTTATGAAGATCGTGTATCTGAATTTAAGTCAGAGCTTGCGCGGGTAGAAATCGCTATATCAGAATTTAATACATCAATTAATCTCAAAAAATAAAAAAGCCGGTGACCACCTACCAAGCGAACACCGGCACCAATCAAAAAAGAAAGGTAGCTATATTATAGCACAGGTAAAAAGAAATGAGAAGAACAAACAGCAAGGAAGTTAAGGCAGCAGTTAAAAATTATTTAGTAGAGGTTGCACAGAGCGAAGAGCTTAACACAATTAAGGACATTAAGGAAAAGTTTATAAGTGAATACGGCTGGGCGATTGCAAGACTTGGAGAGCGTAACGCTTGCATAGAATGGTTAAGAGGTTTAGGCGTCGGCGTTGATTATAGTTATTATGACATCATCCAGCTTATGGCTGAATGGTTAGACGAAAGCACAGAAGAAGCCGAAAAGTGGCTTGACAAGCGCGGCGATAGACTTTACTGGGATTTATTAGCAAGGGAGATTTTAGCAAGCAAATAATCGGCAAGGTTGGTTTTCACCGGGGTTCGATTCCCCGGCTTGCCTTTACCCGGAAACGGAAAAAATTGAAAATGCGGAGGAGCGAGAAAATGAAAATTATAGAAAAATCGAAAATGCCTGACGGCACAGAAATACAACTAGAGGATTGGCACGACAAAAACACAAAAGATTATAATGATTTATACGGTTATGTAATAGGTGTATATCCAGTTGCTAAAAATTCCGGTCGTTTTGGTTGGGTAAAATCCGGAGAAAAATTTAGAATATCAATTAATTATAATAAATATGCAAATTATACTGATGAAATGGTGTTGAATGATTTTGAAGCGTTAAAAAATGGAGAAAAAACATTATCAGATTTAAAAGATCATTTTTTTAATAACTTTAAAGATCAATTTTATTTAGGAATCATAGATTTTGAACCTTGACAGCCGCCGCAGAGGATGCCCGCCGGATCACTACCGGCGGCGGTTTTATGGGTGAAATTTACCCAAAAATAAAAAAAAGGAGGTTACCATAGGATGGAAGAAAAGAACATTGAAAGACTATACAAGCTGTTAGAGTGTGCGGAGCGAGAGAAAGACACGGAGACAGCCGCAGTTTTGCGATGGGCAATTTTTGAACTGGAAAACAGATAAAAGACGGCTTGCAACCGTCTTTTTGTCGTGTTCCGTTGGATCTGCTGCCGTCTGGCGGTCTATTTGTGTTACTCTTCCACCGGATCCGGTCAGATCCTGCGCCCAGATATATTGACGGCTTGCGCTGTCTTGGTGTACAATCAAATATTACAAGGGGATTATACAAAATGCGAAAATTGGGAATCGGTCATGTATACGATATCATGGAGAGCGTAGCGGATGCCGGGGAGCGGCTGGAAACCGTCATAAAGGTTGAGAGTGCCGCCGGTGGTCTGTCTGCGGAATCTGCGGAGCTGTTGCGGTCTGCGTATGATTCCATGCTTTCTGCAGTCGGAGACCTTGCGAAAGCTGCGACACGGTGACCGTGTGACAGGTCCAGGACTCGCACCGCAGAAGTGAACAGGTGTTCCGTACCTTGAATCGGTCTGAAAAAATCTGCGAAAAAACTATGAAAACGGATTTTTCAGCTTGAAAAGTGCTACCCCGGGGGGATTGAAAATTTTTAGCACGAAAATTGTAGAAAAATTTTTCTTTCAAAAACCTCTGAAAACGAGATTTTCGGTTGAAAATGCAGACCCACGGGGGTATCAAAAGAAACACATTAAAATTTTTTCAATACTTCACATCTATTTATCGACAGAATACCACAAATGTGTTAAAATTTTATAAAATTCAAAATGAAAGGGGTAATTACTCTATGAAACAAAGTCCTTTAGGAATCACTTCAATGGTGCTTGGTATTATAAGCATCCTCACAGCTTGTATAGCTTTTGGCATTGTGCCAGGTATTATAGGCTTGATACTCGCTATTATTGCTCTGTGTCAAAAAGACAGAAAGCACGGAACAGCTATCGCAGGTCTTGTGTGTTCTGTTATCGGAATTGTAATTTTTGCCATTATGGCATTGTTTGTAAATAGTGTATCCGATAGTAACAAGGAATCTACCGGCACACAGGCATCTGTTTCTGCAATACAAGAAAGTTCTACCGCAGTATCAGAAAGTACACCGGAATCAAAGGTTGAAGAGGTAGAAGCACCCAGTGGTACTGTTATTTCTCCCGGTTACACATTCGATGCGGACGGCTTGCAAGTCACTATTAATGATTTTGACCTTGACTACACTGATTATGAGGATGAATACGGTTGGAACGCTCCTGCTGATGGAACAAAATACATTATGATTGATGTTTCCTATCAGAACAACAGTAAAGATGATAAGTATGTAAGCATCTACGATTTCCAGTGCTACGCAGACGATACAGATTGTGAACAAAATTACAGTGTTGTTGATAGTTCTTCGTTGAATGCAAATCTTTCAAGTGGCAGAAAAACATCTTACAAGATTGCATTTGTAGTTCCGCAGGATGCGCAGAGCATTGAACTGGAATACGAAACAAGTTTATGGACGGGTAACAAAGAAGTTATCAAATTACAATAGAATATAGGATTTTAAGGGCATCCGAAAGGGTGCTCTTTTTTTTGAAAAAGTACTTGACTTTTCTTTGTGTCCACATTATACTTTACTTGTACCCACAAAGAAAGGAAGTGAAAACATATGGGTATTCATAAAGGAACAAAGTTGACTGACAATCCTAAAAATCACATTCTTAAATTTCGGTGTGATGATGAAACTTCTGAAAAACTGGAATATCTTGCTGAAAAGAAAGGAATTACAAAATCGGAGGTTGTAAGAAAAGGGATAGAAATGCAGTACGACAAAGAAAAAGAGTAACCAAATTTCCCTCGACAAGCATTGACTACTCTTACACGCCACTCTCAAAGTCCTTATTTTTATGAAAAAGTGCTTGACTAATTTATGTCACACGTATATAATAAAGGTGTGACAAGAAAGGAAGTGAAAAATTTGTCACCAGTAGGTAGACCAAAGGCTGAAAAGCCAAAGGCTAACCGCTTTAGCATAAGGTTGGATGATGAAACAGAACAGAAATTAGAGAAATATTGTGAAGAGCATCAGATAACCAAAGGCGAAGCAATAAGGCAAGGTATACACTTGCTGTTAGCAAAAAAATAGAGTAACCGTTCCACCAACCAAAGCATTACGGTTACTCTCCCACTCCCAAAGAAGTGATAACTTATTTTAACATCTTCTTTTGGGAAAATCAATCAAAAGGAGAAAAAATCATGGACAAATTTTTAGAAATCGTATTCGAAAGTCAGATTATCAACACTGCGGAAAAAGGAGATAAAGCATCAGAATATTTTAAGCCGTTCTTTGATAAGTTGCAGGGAATCGTGAGTGAAAAGGTCTTTGAAGAACTCATGGATTCTTTTTCAGAATGTGAAGTGAATACTATTAACTACTATGCCGTAGAGGGAATGAAGCTGGCAATCGGTATTATGAATGGTTCTTACGTTCCACAAATTTAGGAGGTAGCATATGACGGAACTGGTAAACGTTGAGGGAACAGAGTTAAGTATTAGAGAATACAATGGTCAGAGGGTTGTTACATTTAGGGATATTGATGAAGTGCACCGCAGACCTAGCGGAACTGCAAGAACAACATTCAACAGAAACAAAAAACATTTTTCAAAAGGTGTAGACTACTTCGTATGCCAAACATACGAAGCAAAATCATTGTTCGGAATAATTGCTCCTAGTGGTCTTACTGTTCTTACAGAGCGTGGATATCTTAAAGTAGTGAAGCCGTTTAATGATGATTTGTCATGGAAAGTGCAAGATGCTCTTGTGGATGCTTATTTTGCGGTAAAGAATCAGCAACCGACCACAGCAATCGAGGAAAAGCCGACATTAGAGTTTGAAACAGACTGGTTCTGCATCAACCGTGGCAAAATCAATTACATCTGCCGTTGCTACGACATTACATCAAAGGAATATATGCACCACTTACTTGAAGTTTTGGGAAGAACATATAATTTTGATGAAGCAAAGAGAATTTACAGCGCAACGACCGGAAACTGGAAATGCAGAAATTCCGAAGTAATCACATACTTCCCACAGCTTTCAGAACTTGCATCTAAAATTCTTAAGAAAGACTTAGAGGACTGTGCAAAAGAAGAGACCCCATAACAGGGGTCTTTTCTATGCCATTATTTCCATGTATCCGCTTATCAATTCATCAGCCAACGCAAACACTTCTCTTCCGTAGGTAGCCAAAAAGTCGGCAACAATCTCTTCTGTCTGAATGTCCATAGTCAAATTGTAGGACAGGCAGAACGCATGACACAGTTCATGGCACAGCACACGATCATAGAAATTGCCATGAATCATATTTGATATGTAAATATCTCTTGTGTTCCGGTCTGTCATGCCAAACGTATATGTACCGTCAGAACGCATCAGCATAGGGCTGTGACTGCCTACGAGACTTAAATTCCAGTCTATTCCATTTATCGTGAACAACTTACCACCTCCAACATAAAAGGGGCTAAATAAGCCCCTTAAGTGTTTTAACCGATTTTTGTAACCAGTGCAGACAGCTTGTTCCGCAGTACCGTCTTTTCTTCCGGTGTTGCATCGTTGATGATCTCCGTCATGTCGTTTGCAAGTTCGGTCATGTAGGTGTTCAGGTCACGGACTTTTGCTTCTTTGTCCTGCTGTGTATTTGCCTTATGCAGTTCCTTATTTTCCATGTAGGTTCTGCGGCTCATTCCACTTCTTCCCTCTCTTGCATCACGCATACCGGATGAAGAAGTTTCAGTGTAGTACATACGCCCCATGTCTCTGTCCATGTCACGGTGATACATTTCCGGGGTCATGTGATAATAGGGTGGTTCTTCATAACCTCTGCGGTAGGTTCCACGACCTTTAGGTGCAAATCTGCCGTCAGCATAGCGGTAATGGTCATAAAAACGTTTACCACCGTCACCGTAACGATCAAACATTTCCATGTTTTCGTCCGAATCATATTCCTGCATGGTTTTTGTCAGTTCCCGATAGTACATAGCTTCCGATAAGTCTTTCATCATGTCGATGACCTTCCCCATTTCGCAAGTATCTACTTTGTCAATTCCTTTGTCAAACTGCGTTTTAGCGCATTCAGAAAGTTTTTCAATCATTTCATGCATTCTTTTAACATCCATGATTTTTCACCTCCTACGCTTCACGAACGGCAATCAAATTGCTGTTCTGCACTTCAATAGCTTGCGTAGAAGTGTTCTGAACGGCTACCGTACTGCAGCATCCACGAGGAACATCAATGTAAGCCTGCGCAGAAACATTGAAGAAATTCTCTACTGCTGCCGGAGTTACAATCATTCTTGTGGACTGCAAAGGTTCTCCGTCTACTGCCAGTGCAAGGGAGATTTCTTCAACAGTTCCACCAGTGGGAATCTGAATGTTGCCGGAATAACTTACAAGGAATCTCGCCCGGCACTGATTAGTGATACCTCTTAACTTTACAATTCCGGATCCCTCTCTGTGAGTGATACAACCACTTCCATTTACGGCAGTTTCGGTAAAAGCAACGTCTGCTCCTGCTGCCACAGTCTGTAATGCTACTGCTGTATATTCAGCCATAATAAATACCTCTCTTTCAAAATCAAAGGGGCAAACCATATAGTCTGCCCCATGTTGTCAGTAATTCTGCATAGCAGACATAATCGAGTTAACTCAATTAAGATACTCAATTATTCAGTTTTAGCAATTACAGCCGGTATTGCAACTGCAGCCATAAGCGTAAGCGTTAGGATTAGAAACAATATAAGCTGGAATAGCTGTAGGATTTACAGAGTTGACAATCTGCTGTGTCTGTGCTGTCATTGCAGTAGTCAGAAGTGCATTCTGTCTATCCTGTGAAGCAGAAAGTTCAAGTTTCTGCACCTTATCTCTCAAATCCGCATTTTCTTTTGCACATAAGTAATCAAGAATTGCTCTAGTGCCGGCATTCTGATTATCAATGATATCCCTTGTGTTGTTATTCATGGTGTTCTGCAATGCGCAAGTATTCGTTGCCATATTGTAGTTTACACCCTGGATAGCTTCACGGGTATCGCAGCAACACTGTGCTAACTGTGCCTGTAAAGCGTTAGCATTCTGCATTCCTGCTACGGTGTCGGCATTGATAGCCTGTTGGATGCCATAGCCAGTCTGTAAAATGTTGGTATTAACGCCATTAAATCCGGTAAGCATACCGTTGTTTACAGCGTAGAATCCGTCACACAGACCGTTGTTGATTCCGTCCAGTTTACCGATGATAGACTGGGTGTCGAACCCTCTTTGCAATGCAGAATCGGTGTAGTAACTGGAATTAGAGCCATTACCGCCCCAACCATTACCGCCCCAACCTCCAAAAGCGAAGAAAAGGACGAAAATAATAATCCACCATGCACCATCGTCACCCCATGCACCGTTGTTTCCATATCCGCTGTTGGCAGGCATAACAGGCATGGTAAAGGGAGTATTGTTACTCTCAAACATAATTTTTACCTCCATATAAGATTTTTTATACTTAATCTTGCAAGAATTTAGTATCTACTTCATAGGAAATTGACGCTTGAATTTTTCAAATTCAGAATCAAAATCTACGCCACGTTCCTTAGCAATATTTCTGCCAAAATTTTCAACACCTGATATGTCACCTTTTTGCGCCATTCCCATTACATTTCTAATCATGGGGTTTTGCATCATCTGACTATTTCCCATAATCCCTTGAATTATTTGTTGTGGATTTCCCATCCCTTTGAGCATCTGCATAGGATTCATCATTTTCATTCTGCATCATCCTTTCTTTGCGATTGCGAAGTTTTTCTTTGCGATTGCGAAGATTTCAACTGCTCAATCTTTTGTTCCAGTTCATCGAAACGCTTCATAAATACCGCTGTGGCTTCGTCTGATAGGTCAAATTTTGCTTTTTCTGTTTCTGACGGTAAATTGTTAGGGTCTGCATCTAAAAAAGGCTTGTAGAGCCTTGTATAGATTTTTCCATCTGCTCCCCAAGATTTAGCATAGATCTCCGACAAATCCTGCTTGGGAAAGAATGCTGTGTTGCCATCCATAGGAACCTCATTCGGTGCTATGCACTCTTGCGTCGGTACAATACGACCGTACATCTGTACTGCGTTTTGCTGTGGCTGTTGCATAAACTGCTGTGGTTGGAATTGTTCCTGTTGTGGCATAAACTGTCCGTACATAGGTGTTCTATACTGCGGATTGAAATAGTTCGGATTCATAATCGGCTGCGGCATGGCTGTTTTCCCTTTCTTCCATTGATTCTATCTGTTTCGCAATTTCAACTTCATCAAGTGTCTGATATGTCGGCTTGTTCATAAGTCCCAACGGACTGAAATTCATAAGCATTACCCGTTTCTCCTAAAACTTCCTCGATCACATGAACCATGATTGATTGATACTTAATCGGCACTTCCCTTGTACGTTCTTTGCTGAATATATGTTCCAGTGTTTCATCTGAAAATTTGAATTTTCCCATAAGGTCATCCCTCCTTATGATTAAATTTTGGCATAAAAAAAGAGAGTGAAAATATCATTTTCCTCTCGTTAAAATATCATTTGCATAAGGCTTTTCTATGTACCAATCATGTACCAATTTTTATTAAATTATAAAGAATTATGTTAAATTACGTTAAAGACTAAAATGTCGAAAATACTGATAAACACTGCATCTGTAAGGTTTTGTAAGATTATAAGAAAATACGTGAAATATGGCAAAATATAACGATACCTAATTTCATATTTTTTCATAACCTCTTAAATGCCTTGATTTTACGGCATTTCTTTCTTTAAAATTTGTATTTATGTACCAATTATGTACCACTTTAGATCAAATTACTTTCAAAGCATCTGCAACCATACTTATTTCTTTCTGCTTCTGATCGTCTGTCGTGTGCACATAAAGATTCATTGTTATGCCTATATTTGAATGTCCCAAAAGTGTCTGTAATGTTTTTGGCATCATTCCTGCTTCAATACATCTCGTTGCAAAAGTATGTCTTAATATGTGCATTGCAATTTTTCGTATACCTGCTTTTTCACATACTTTAAAAAGCATCGTGTCGTATGTGCTATTTTTAACTGGCGTACCTTTTTTACAAACGAATACGGTATCTTTCCACTCCAAAGATATAAAAGGCAATGACTGATTTTTCTTTTTCTGTAATTTCAATAACCGAATTGCTTCATCTGTCAATGGAATAGTACGATACCCAGATTTACTTTTCGGTTCTCCTTTTCTCCACTCTTTAGTAGAATGTCGGTACTCCATAGTTTTAGAAATAGTCATGGTCTTATTTTTGAAATCAATGTCTTTCCATTCTAAAGCAACCAATTCACCAGTCCTTAAACCAGTCTGCAAGATAAAAAGGTATTGATATTCATAAGGGCAACCAACTATTTCATGGCAGAATTTTTTTTGCTCTTCAATAGTAAGTGCTTCTTTCTTTTCCGACGGTTTTCCTATGTCGTACTTTACCATTCTATTACATGGGTTTTTAGGAATTATGTCATTTTGATATGCATAATCAAGCATATTATAAAGTGCTATCCTTGCCTGGTATATTGTAGTGGTCTTATAACCGTCATCTGACATATTGTTCATAATCTGCTGGCAATGTATTGTATTTACCTCTTTTAGCAGTTTATTTCCTATGACTGGTGAAATATTCTTGTTGTAACGTTCTTTGTAATTTCTTACGGTATTCGGTCTTACTGTTTTCTCTTTTATAGAAATCCAGTAATCATACCACGCACTTACAATCATGTCTTGTGGAAAGTCAGCATTACTATGTTCATCTGAATACTGGTTATCTGCAAGCCACTTTTGACAATCTTTTACCTTTAAAAATAATTTTTGAATACGCTTTCCATTTTTTGAAGTGTATCTTCCCACATAATATCCGTCTTTTCTTTGACTTATTCCTTGTCCCAATTCCTTTCCTTTTAGGTCTTTCCCCAAAACTTTACACTCCTTTCCAATTATGAGAAAAGCCTTATGCAATCTGATATTTTATCACATAAGGCTTTAATTGTCTACAATTCCACATTATCAGAGATAAACTTTTCAAATTCTTTGCGCTTTATTAAACGTTTTTTTCCTACAAAAATTACAAAATTACATCTTGGATTGTTGGAAATTTCTCTGATTTTATTTATTCCTATATTGCTGTATTCGGCAGCTTCATCAAGTGTTAGTGTTACTTTTTCCCATACAGGAACCGTTTTATTCATAACTTCTTCACCTCCGATTTTGTCTTTTATACTTTTTACTCTTCTGTTTACGGTTGCTATCGGAAGAAAAGTTTTTGCAGATATCTGTTCTAAACTCTTACCTCCTGCAAGCAACCAAAACACTTTTTCTTCCTCTTCCGTGAAATTGGCGTTCCGGAAGATTTCTTCAAGTTCTGGCTTAGTCAGTTTTGATAACTTCATAAGCCATTCTCCTTATCTAAATTTCAGTTTTATTGTGTAATAATACGTACCGTTACACAGGTAAATAATTGTCCAGCGCCTGCCGGATCACCCAGGAGATAGGTCTGTCCTGCTGCCGGCAGTAATCAATTAATCTCTCGTACTGCTCCGGATCCATGCTGATGTCTTTCCGGATGTTCTTCTTACCTTCTTTCTTCGGTCTCGCCATTCCTATCTCCTTTCGTTACACAATTTTTCCGATATTTCAGTTTACTCCAGATGCGCTGTCCATTTCCGGATATCTGCCGGATCAATCACTTCCGCACATTTAGGACATATAGGATATAAACCTTTTCTGCGATTCTCGTCCATGTCCCGGAATGTTTTATTCCTCCTCATCCGCTTGAATTCAGCATCTGCCATTGCTCCGTATAGCTTGGCTTTAGATAGCATTTTTCGCTGTGCATCCTCCAGCTGCTCATATCTTTTAGCCAGTGTAACCAGCGCATCAAAGGCATCTATTGTAGCACCGCAATCTTGGCAGCTTACGATCCTGTTTACCGTATCAACCTCGTAATGGGGTGGATCGCATTTGCACAGCTTTTCTCTTCCTCGCTCGATTTTTACTAGGCTGAAAGAAATAATCTCATTGTCCATAATAATCCTCCGAAAATCCTAACTTCTATATTGTTTCAGCTCTTCAAGCCATTCTGCGAGCTGATCATGCTGTTCTGAGCACTCAATGCATCCATTACTACGATTTTGACTAGCCACTTCCTTTGCATGCTGTATGGCTTCATCCAGTGACATTTTACTCATAGCATTCCTCCACTAAATCCTAATATTTCATTTTAATAATCATATTCTACAGCTCTGTTCGGCTTAAATTGTCCTTTCATCATCAACTTTGCTTCAAATAACTTATCAACAAGAACATCAATGCTCTTAATGTCTGTAAAAACAAGCAATGTGTCATCATCTTCTTGTACAAACTTTTCAGCACTAATTGCTTCTCCAACTTTATGAGTACCTTTGTTTTGTAAAACAACACAACACCTTTGCTTATCTTCTTGGCATAATGCAGTTAATAAAATATCTCCTGTCCCAAATCTTGCTATAGCTTTTCCTTCTATCATTTTCAATCATCCCTTTCTCCGCTAAATCCTAAGTTACATACTTAATTTCTTACATTATCCAAATACTCTTTGCATTTCCGATACACTTCCGGATCAAATTCTTTCCGCTCGTGTTCGTACGCACTGTATTCCGCAGGATCACAGTCTGCAATCTGTGCCATATTAAACATGGACACTTTCGCATCTCTTCTGAGTGCTGCAATGTAGCCTGCATACATCCCTTTGTCTCCGTTGGCTGACTGTATTCTTTCCATTTCCTGAATATCTTTCGATGCAGATGCTTCCATTATTTGCTTTATATCACATTCTTCGTTGTGGCAATCATAAAGGCAACCGCGGATTCCATTCTTGCCATCGAAAAAGCCAACCCCATATTTCGTTGGTTCCTTGCAATCATTACATTTTGCATTTATAACCATCTCACTTCATCTCCTTCTTATTTCCCCCGTATTACCGGGGGATTTTAACTTGCTGGTAACTTGCTTTTGAGTTATTGAGTGGGAACTCAAATAGAAACTCAAATTTTTTAGTTCCTGATTTCACTTTCTTGCTCAATATTTAAGTTCTTGAACATTGCGCACATCACATCAACCACGATGCTGTTACCAAACTGCTTGTAAAGCTGTGTGTTGCTGTTGACTGCTGCCATCTTGGAAATATCTTCATCAGATACTCCCATAAGCCGTCCGCATTCTCTCGGCGTTAGCTTTCGGATACGATACTGTGTGGCAATATGGTTATTTGCATACCCATGTGTGTCGGCTACAAGATTAGCTGCTATACCATTATCAGAGATTACAGTACCGCACTGCGAACCATCGTTAGAAATCTGACCAACTTTTTCAATCCGTACAATCTCTTGATTTTGTGCGGTTAGTGTGGGACCCGTATTGCCGTTATCTTGCACTCTCCCTCTTCTTGTTTGACTTTCCGGGTAACTTGCATCGAAGCATCCACCAACTTCACATTCGATAGAACCGCTTTTCGTAGCCTGTTTAATCAGGACCATATTATCTTTCTGCACCGTGGTAAGTGAATTGCACATTCCTTGTGCATTCGGCTCTAATCTCTGTTCTGTCGGGCTTCCAGCTGTTCTGCCTGATGGGTTATCAGGATTTCTGACACGCATGGCAACTATCTGACTTTCAAGAATTTTTGGTTCTTGATTTCCACCTTGCATTGTACTCAATGTTGGACTACATCCCCCCACATCATAAATTCTGTTGGTACTCTCAAACTTTGTTTCAAGAGAGCCTAAAACATTTACATCTGCCATAATAACTACTCCTAAATCATGCTGTTCAGCTTTTACACATAAGCTGTTTTATTAGCTTTTCAGCCTTTTCATTGTTGATGTAATACTTCTCGTCCACATTATCTTCAAGGTAATCTTTCAACTTCTTTTTCAACGGTATCGGCTGTGGGAAATGGTAGTTATATTCTCCCAAAAATGAAAACATGAAGCATCTTTCACGGTTCTGTGCCACTCCGTAGTTCTTTGCGTTTAAGTCCTGCCAGTAACTTACATATCCAAGTCTTGTCAGAAAATCGATCCAGTTTTGAAAATCTCCCATGTTTGCATCGGCATGGACTTGTGGAACGTTTTCCATAAACAGAATCTGTGGTAACTCACCGCCACCATCTCTTATCTCTTTCAGAATCCGTTCCACTTCCCACAAAAGACTGGATCGTGTGCCACTACCTTTTTTCATGCCTGCTTGCTTCCCGGCAACCGACAAATCGGTGCATGGAAACGAGTAAGTAAGTAAGTAAGTGAAGGCTTCAGTATCGCAGATATTCAAATCATCCGCATGAACCTTTGTTATGTCCATTGTAGGAAAATCTGTGCCATGCACTGCATTGTAGCTTTCTACGGCATACTTATCAAACTCAACAACTCTGTAATGCTCAAATTTTACACCGATTCTTTCCAGTGCCATTGCCTGCGAACCATATCCGGAAAACAGTTCTATCAGCCTTATAGGCTTTGTAATCCGTATCGGTTCACGTATCAGGTCAAAAATGCTCATCTGATTCTGACATTCGTAATCAAACTTGTCTAAATCACTCATTTTTAATCGGAGTAAAGACGTCTTTCACGCTGGCCAGCAAACCTCTTACTCCTTTCTGATTTATTTAACTACTGTCTCACTCTGTTCCTTGTACATCTTCCCCGCCATCTGCACCAGATAATGCTGCAGTGCCTGTTCCACGCTAATCCGGTGCTTCACGCAATAGCGATCAACGTAACGTTTAAAGTCCTCATTCTGCTCGTACAGGGCGGTGTAATCAACTCGTTCCATCTGCATCACGCTCCTTTATATCAGTAGCAACATCATTCAAAATATCATCGCAATCAGCAACAGAAGGATAGCCATGTAATGCATCGAATCTTGCAAATGCTTCTATAGCCTTTTCCTTGAAATCATCAACTGCCATGCAATAGATTTCTTGGATTTTCTCTTCAAGCCATCCTTCGAATATTTCTTTGTCTGTTGCCACTTCCACAACAAAAGTCTGTTTACTAATTTTTCCCATTTGCATCACACTCCTTTCAGCTTCTCACACCGCTCAAATTCTATAACCCACACCCACGGATTCGCATCCCAACCGAAGCGGTCAATGTCGGATTTCTTAATGGTTTTATTCCAAACCTCAAAGGCAAATGTATCTCTATATTTGGGATAACCGCCACTGTCCGGGTCATAGTATGTAGGCGACCACCAACTCATGGCCCATTCTTCGTTTATTCCCTCTGCCTTTGCTCCGTCCTCTGTGATTTCCTGCAACCGCTCCACCCGTACATCCGTAACCTTAAGCCAAATACGCGCGGCTTCTTTCGGCATGCGGATGGACGGGTGCCACTTCGCGTCTCCACTTATTTCATCTGTTGCCCGATACATGTAGCAACCACAAGTTTTATTCAAAACGCTTTTCTTTGGTTCTTTGGGGCAATTTCCTCTTTCGTCTCCCTCGCAGTTCCAACATTCAAAACGCTCCCATGTTTCCCGAACATACAGGATATCACCCGGACAGATAGGACAGGTTCTCTCCACTGTACTTAACTGTTCCATCTGCTCCTTATCAGCAAAGTTATGTACTGCATAAGTCCTACTGTCAGCATTGTAAAAATCCATATCCGGTACGGTATACTCATTTGCATCTTTGCATATACGCCGGGTGCAGGTCTTCCGTCCGTCCAGAATTGCCCGAACCATTTCCGTGTTGAATAAAATCGGCTTAATTGCCATCTACTCCACCGCCTTTCTTCTCGTTTCTGCTCTGTGTTTTGCATCATATCTGTTGTGGCATCTCTGGCATAACGCTCTGAGATTACTGTAATCGCAATTTTCCGGTGTATGGTCTAAATGCGCTATTGTCAGGACAACTTTTGAGCCATTTTCGCGAATAGCATAATTCTCAATTCCACAAAATTCACATTTATTATCTGCCCGCTTGAGAATGTCTTTTCGGATATCCTTCCAGTTTGCCGGATATCTTTTCCGATTTTCTGGTTTAATTGGCATCCGATTCACCTACTTTCTCAAAATAGAACTTAATCGGTTCTCTGTTTTCCTGCACCATACCGAATCTGACTGCGATATTGTATGTACAAACATCTCTTTTCAGTCTGTCAGGTATCTTCTGCAACTGCTTTCTGAATGTCTCTAAATCCATTGTTGCTTTATAACGATTGCATGAACCGCAGGCAGGCATCAGATTACTTATGCCGTGTACGTCAATTCCGGTAAATTCTTCGGTGTACTCATAATTTCTGATGCAATGCAAATGATCTACATTAAAACCTTTCTCCGGTATCTCACAGCCACAGTAAGCACAGTGACCGTTGTATTTCGCGTACACTAATTTTCTAACTGATTTAGGAATCGGTTTTCGCATCTACACCACCTGCCTTTACAATCTCCAACAAATCATCTACCAAATCCTTGACTTCGTACATCATCATAGTGTCGTAGGATTTTGACTGCTGATCTGCTGTCTTATTTCCATACTTCGTACAGTCTTTCAGGAATGCTGTGCGTTCTTCCAACTGCTTCACAACCTTGTCCTGGTCGTAGATCTTACTTTCTGTAAATGCCTTTTCCATCATCACTGCGGTTTCCGACTCATAGTTACCACAGCAGGTACCCATATCCGCAATACATCGTTGGAAGAAATCTACAAATCGGTCTGCGTTATAGTCCACTTCAAATGCCTTGGGAATATCAATCAGTATTTTCATCGTTCACACTCCAATCTAATTTCTGACCACAACCATCGCAGAATGAACCGCTTCTTACAACTTGTTTACAATTAGGACACCAATATGCATCTCGAAGAAAATGTGCATTATCTACGAAATTTGCATATTTTTTATAGTCAATAAGTGTTGGTTTCTTCGCCGTCTGCTTCTCCACAGCTTCACGACATTCCTCCACCGTGCCAATCTGGCGGTACTGCTGTACCTCTTCCAGTGCCTTGATTGCCATCTCGTAACCTTGGATTTCGTTTTTTCTCTCGTAATTCTGTGTACACATTTTGGCTAAATCAATAGATGTCTCAAGTTCTTTGATTGCTTCATTCTCCGTCATGGCTACTCCTCGCTTTCTTTCTGTAACCATGTCAGCGTACAATCCTTACAATCATGGCTAAAATCGCATACCTTGTCACTTTTTAATAAATTCCGCAGGACACATAATAGCGCCATCGCCAGTTCTTCGTCCGTCATGCTCCTGATCCGGTCTGCGTTGATCATAGGTACGTAGTGCTCGCAGTCTCTTTCTATGTCCTCATGCGGACAGTCATTGATTTTCTCGCACCATGAGTACGCATCAAAACCATTATCCTTTGTTTCTAAATTCTTGCAATTATTACATTTCACCATCTTCCACCTACTTTTCTTGCAAAAATCTCTTTATGACATCAATATCTCTGTCCAGCACGCTTAAATGCTCTTTGTTCATTTTTTGATAGACAATCAAGGGGTTCTGTCTTCCTGCCTTTTTCGCTCTTAATACTTCCCATATACCTTTCGGTTCTTCAATCGTCCATCCGGTTTTGATAAGCCATTTGCTAAAAGCATATAATTTGTTGCTATGTAATGTGTGTCTATTTGCCATCTTCTTACTCACTTTCCATGTACGGCTCCGGCAGTGGCATCCAGGCTGTGATTTCAATTTCATCATCAACAACATCAGGTTCATAATATCCGTATTCCTTGAGATAATCTTCACATACTGTCGAATACCAGTACCATTTCCCCTCGTAGCAGATACCAGTTGCTGTGAACGGTACATCTTTAATGCTTGCATAATAAGGATCCGGATTGTGGTTTACCCATGTAATATTGACAGGAACATAATCTTCCGGCAGTCTCTCGCTTACCGGAATCCATACCGGCTGATTCTGCAAGGCGGTGATTGCCATTTGTAATGCATCCTCACAGCAATGATCCACTCCTGTTTGTCCGTACAGAGGACATTCTTCACAAACCTCTGAGTACCGTTCACTCTGAGCCTTTAAGCAGTAAATAACTTCTTCTCTCTTCATTCCGCACCTTCCATTTCTGCCAGCTTGCTTTCGGCTTCCTCATGAGTAAAGAATACCGATTTATTAATTTCGCAAATGCTGCAATGTTTAGCTACGCTTTCACGTATGTAGTACGCTTTATCACTACAATTCTCGCAAAATCCTCTAAAACACATTCCAGACCGATTACTTTTGTTTTTTCCACAACAATACTCAATAGAATACACTGGTGTATCTTCACTGATTGGCAACCGCAGTAGCAATCCCTGCTCCTCGGCATCCTCATAGGCTGCCAGCTTCTCTATTGCGCAATATCCTCCATCGCAATTTGTATATTTATCATTCGGCTTTTCTTCAAAGCACTGATAAAATGTTCTTAATCCATTTTCACCGTGATTCTCCTTTACCAAAATTCCATCAGCAGTTCTTTCTGTCAGTCTCTCCATCCTTGCTCCTTTCCCATTCCTTCATGACTTCTCTTTCTCTTTTCCATTTGTCGATCCTGTACTTGATGTTATCTTTCACAATGTTTACCAATATAATCATTCCAAAGATTATCCATACAAAAACCAACAATGCGATCAATACCACTCCAACCATATCTGATAAAGTCACGATAAACTTCATCTTGCATCCACTCCTTTCTCACACTCTTAAAAACTGCTTTGGTATCGGCACTCCGTTACGGTCATAAAAAGTAAAATCTCTGTACGGGTAATGCCGGTTACTCCCCACCAACCGGAAGAATGTCGGTCGGCTTTCTGAGACTTCCAACAGCCCATCCCCAATATTCGGGTAGCTGTCATTGTCATTCTTCACGGCATATATCTTCATGGTTCTCACTTCTTCCTGCATGTATCTTTGGTTTCTCCGACATTGCCGGATAGCTGAAGTCATATGGTTTCGTCCGTCCGATATGCCTTGACATCTCTCCTGGATGTTCTTCCATCTCCCGCAATTCATCCTCACTGTGAAATCCTCTGCTCACGATTTTACACTCCTTTTTCCGTATGTACTTGCGATTCCGTATACATTGCAAATTTCTCTGTAATATTTTTCCTGTGCATGGATATGAGCATCCACACGGTCAAGTTCTGTCTCACACCACTTTGCAAATTCTTCTGTGGACAATGGTGTCTCTGAAAAATCGAATTTCTCTCTGTTGTCAATCACAAAACACACCATGTCGACCGGAATGTGGTTCAAATCCGCAAGAATCTGAATCTGTTTATCCTTGTCCTCTGCTTTTTCATAATTCGCCAACAATTCATAACCTGTCATCTGCATTTATATCACCTCTTATCAAGTTTGATTTCTTTATCGTAGCAATTTTTCTTCGGATTCCCCTCTACCGGAGAAACCATCTTTTTAGGATCTGTAGTGTATGCTCCGTTTAGTTTCACACCTATTTTGCTTTTTTCGTCCACATAGCATGACGGTTTGTAACGATCCGGCGGAATGTAGTTGTGAATGCGCCAGTGCTTTACCAGTACAACACCACTGTCGAAAGATAAAAGGAATCTATTGTCTATCAAGGATTTCAAATCATCATCAGATGCACCGCACATCCTTATGATTTTCCGTGGATTGTTCACAAATCCGTCATCATCAGCGTTCATACAGATGTGAAAATAAAGCATTTGAGCCGTAGCGGGAATATCCAAAAAAGCATCACTCTCAATTATTTTTGCGCTGAACATTCGTTTTTCTGCCATTTAGAACTCCTTACTCAAAAACAGGCTTCTCAATATAGATCCCGGTGTTTTCCACCAGTTCTCTCCACAAGTCCATGAAATCCTTTCCGTTGCACTTGTCTCCGGCTTTGTCCATGTGGTCAGAAAACTTATCCTTGAAATTCGTCAGCTTCTTCTTACCGAATCCATCTTCCATAAGAATTACCATTCCATATAGGATGTACCTTGTGGACAACTCATTGATAAGATTGTTACATCTGACCTGTTCCTGGATGCATTTCTGCGCTACAACCGACTTATAATGCGGATAATCAGCTTCGGTAAATTCCTTGTACTCAATCGTCCAGTCTGCAAAATCGTTAAGCCTGCTCTGTAACTCCGTATAAGGCTCATTCTCGTACTTTTCATTGTATTCGGTGAATTTACCGCAAAAGTCGGAAAGTCTCGTCTGTGAGTACTTATAGTCTTTCCACAAGGTATAGCAGAACAGTGTCAGTATTCCGGTGAATGGACTTCTATTCGCAGACTGCTTCAAAAGTTCTGTCTGCCGCATGATTTTCAAAATTTCCTGCGGATTGTCATATCGTTTTGGCATTTTATGTATCACCTCCAAGTTCTGTGATTTTCAAGGTTATTGTTCAACCTCTTTCAGTTTTTCGATGTTAAACTTGTAATACCGCAACCCCATCTGCTCTCCACTCTCGGTTTTATATAACCCAGTTTCTTTTACAAGGTAAATAGCACCTGTTTTTTTCCACTTATTAGCTTTATTTTTCGCTACAACGGGACTGTAATGATACCAACCTTTAGCTATCTTTTGAGTAATAAGTTGCCATATTGCACCGTTAAAGAGAACAACATCGTCTTCTGTTATGTCAAAATGATTTCTTCCTATTTTTACTATCATTCAACAACCTCCAGTTCTTTTAGAACGCAGTCACCGCACAATTCATTGCCGTTAAATTCATAGAGTTTTCCCACGTCTTCACCGCATTTATCGCAGTACAGATGCTTCACATTTATGTTCGGGCACCTATTGCCGAGACATGGATAAGCTTCAGTTGCACATCCGCAGCATTCACCTTCGTATTTCACCATTTTCTGAAAAACTCCTTTAATTTATTGCATACTTGCTGAAATCTATACTTAAACAAATACTTTTTAAAAGATTCAGTTCCGTATTGATAGCAAAGATACATAATTTGTTTTTGAGTAGAAAGAGATTCATAAAACTCCTTGTCAGTTTCTTCAACATATTGTAAAAGTACTTCATAGTCTGTTTTATTCATTACTTTCACCGTCCTTTTCTCCATGCAAAAGTTCCATAAACTTCTGATACTGTTTCTGTGAAACTGAATTGTTCTGCTTCTCAGGCTTCAAACTGATGACCAAATGTTTATCTGCAATGTTCGATAGTTCCCTTGCAAGATTGATTCTGCCTTGTGCCAGTCCATCACGGTAACCTTTTCCCGGTCGGTACTCTGCGATCTGCTTCTTTCCATCACCTTGACCACCAGCTGTCTTGTTGCGAAGCTGGTAACCATCGTCCGCATAACGCTTAATCCAGTACTGCTCCCACTTGTCCAGTTCTTCTACCGGATAATGTAAGAATCCGATTTTCCAACCGTATATATTTTCCGCAGAATATAATCCGTGGCTCTTCATGGATAAATCAATGTGTTGGTATCCGTTAAGATGCCCTGCCAGTCTTTGGAGTAGGTGTACCGCCTGTCCCACATACGCAAAGCGGAAACCATCCTCGTCTGTTCTTGTCAGAAAGTAAATTCCACTTCCATCGTCCACGTGTGGATTGACCGCCAGTATTCTTTCACGATTCTTCGATTCAATGGCTTTCGCTTTCTGAATGTTCTTCCAGTTACTCAAAACGGACACTCCTTTCCATTCCGTAAAATCCATTCCTTACCTGCTGCCGCATAGTCCACATTCGCTAATGGAGCAATCTTTTTTACCTCTGTGACACATTCTTTGGCGTCAGAATTATCACGGCTTAAATGGCACAATATGACGTTCTGCAAGGCATCTGATTTGTTCTTGCGAACAAATTCCTTTACTGTTTCCAGTTCCATATGACCACGGTACACATGGGATTTCTTAGCATCGTTGGAATCCTCTGTAATGTACTTCTTCTGATAGTTACATGAAATAAGGATGTGGTTTAATTCATGGAACCGCCACTTAACAAATTCCGTGTCAGTTACATAAAGCAATTTCCCCATTTCCGGGTGAGTAATCAGGAATCCATAACAAGGGCATTCTGAACCATCAGCGTTGGTATGTGTCCACTTACCATCCAGTGTAGTAAGATCAAATGCCATTATTTTTCCACCAGTAAAGCATATTTCCATAGGTTCTAAACTCTCATATGGCTTAAATACTGGTATTCCCATGTGTTCAAGGTCTGATACGGATAATGAGTGGTCTTTGTGCGTATGGGTGCATATCGCACCCACAACACACTTAATATTCCAGTTAAGACCACGTTTTATGTCCATGATAGGAAGTCCTGCATCCAGTAAAAGTGTTTCACCGTTATCTGCCGTAAGAAGATAGCAATTGCCGGAAGAACCGGAACCTAAACATTTCAGTTTCATGCATTTACCTCATCATCCTGTGGGAAAGTATAAACTCCTCCAATTCCCTCTTGTGTCTTATCATCACAAATTGGAAATTCCCTCTCAATTTTTACTCTGTTATGGCAAAGATACGCATATTTAAGTTGTTTCATTGCTTCTTCCGCTTTTTCCTCTGTGGAATATTCAGCAATAACCATATCACCACAAAGTTGTTCTATACCTATGAGGTTCTTATTCAGAAAGTAAATTTCACCCTTAAATCTCTGAATAACCACCTGCTCATAAGGAATGTCTAATGTTCCGTCCTGCGATATAATTCTCATGGTGTCCTCCTACTTAAAGCAATCCGGTGTCTCTGCGCTGGCAATGTCCGTCTCTGCGGTCTGCGGTACTTCCTCAAATGTTGCGTCAGGAAACTCGATAGTGTTTGCATTTGCCTGTACCTCTTCTGCCACAACTTTTTCCACATCAAGTTTCACATCGGAAACATCAGGAAATTCTTCCTGTGCATACAAACCTTGGAATTTATCCGGAAAAGCTTCTCTTAAGGCCTGTACAACAGCAACTTTTCTTATCATTGTTGCAGGCTTTTTAGACCATTGACCGTTGATTGTTCCATCTTTTTTTCTTCCAACATATTCATCGAAAGATACTGACTGGTACTCCGGTGTCTCTCTTCCTTTTATAAATACTTTCGCCCAACCTCCTACAATAGATTCGTCCTTAAGGACAAAAGATCCTTCTCTTTCTTCAACGGAACCATCTTTCTTCTGAACAATAATTCCTGCTTTTTTTCCTGCATAATTCGGATTTGCATCGGCTCTTTTTGTAAAAACATCTTTTCCGGTAACAATCGTAGCAGGATCATTGTTTCCAAACTTAATGAGGTATGCTTCTTTCAAAAAAGGATTAAGATGCTGATATCTGCAAAGAGACATAAACATCATTACTTCCTGATCCGATACGTTTCCACCACCGCTTACAAGGTACTTTCTTACCGTTGTTGGGGAAATTTTTACAATTTCCCCATTTGATTCGTATTCCACAATTCCTGTGTTTTCCTGCTTCTTTTCGTCTGCCATGTTTCTACCTACCTTTCTACCTTTTTGATGCCGTCAATTTTGATGATGAATACCTGGCTTGTCTTTGGATTCTGAATAAGCGCAAGGTCTGGCAGATGAATATACGGATTGTCATGCTTCGCAATGTTCAAAACCTTTGCAACCATCCCATCTTCAACAGAAACTCCCTTAACAAAATTTTGCCTATAATTTCCAAGTCCACTCCATGTATCGTATGTTGAATAGCAATGACCTCTATGTGTTACCTCTACCATGTCACCGACATGGATTTCGCTGTCATCCTCTTTCTGCGCTTTCTCTTCCGGCTTGTAGTTTTCGAGGACAACGTACTCTCTGTGCCATAAACCAACATTTTCCTCAGATTTTTTGCAAATACATCCTAATGCCGTAACGCAATTTACTTTGAAAATATCTCCGTTTTTATAAGGAATCAAACAAGGCATCGCATAAACAATCTTGACGTACTCACCAACTTTAGCCTTTCTTTTCACCTCACGGACACCATCATCAGGCTTTACATATTCTCCCATCAGTCTATTAAAAGCCAACTTAGCACCAGTACGGAAATCAAATTCATCAGCCGGATTGCACTTGGCTTCTGCTTTCTTCCCTGTGGACTTGTCCAGCGCAACTACTTTGTTGTCATTGCGGTAGATGACAATGGTTTCCTGTTTTGCTTTTCTTACCAAATCAAAACATTCTTCTTCAACCGAAAATACTTCCCCAACACTGCGTGACCCTTTTATGATTTTTATATACATCGTATAGTCTCTTAATTCTGTAACAATGGCTTCTCTTACATAAGATGTATTAGTTATGGTATAATTTTCATCTGCTTTTTTGTTTGGTTTAACCACATCTCCAACATAGAATTTATGTTTCATACTTATTCCTCACTTTCCGGCTCGTTCATAAACTTGCCAAATTCATCATTTTTTACTTTGACATCAGCCTTGTAAATCTCCTTAATACTTTTAGGCATCACGTTCCATGTGACATCAGTGCCGGAAATCTTGCCTTTAAATTTCAAGGTTCCACGGTCTGTCAGACCCATGTAAACCCCCGTGTAGCATTTGCCCTCTGCGTTAAAAACCACGGTGTCACCGGCATTGATTGTTTCTCCGCTTGTTGTCAGAACAGAAATGACTGTCTCTTTCTTAATCTGCATTCTCCACCTCCACAAGTTCACCATTTTCCAATCTGTACCATGTATCCGGCTTCACTTTTTCACCGTCTACCCGGAACATCTTCGCACCGACAAACTCCCATGCTTCCTGCTCTGCTCTGTCGTATCTGTCATCCTCTTTACTGCCAATATATTTCCATTCAGCAAGAACGATATGGGAACCAATGACACCCATTGCTTTCCCTTTGTATCCCCATGCAACCGCAACGCTCTCGGAATCGTTGGCAGAGGATGCACCTTTGTAACCTGTGGCAGAGGATGCACCGCAGTTACCTGTGGCAGATGATGCACCGTAGTCACCTGTGGCAGATGATGCACCTTTGTAACCTGTGGCAGATGATGCACCGTAGTCACCTGTGGCAGATGATGCACCTTTGTAA